GTAAACTTGTTAGGGTCTAGCTCAGTCTTTTTAGCTTCACTAATTGTTTGTAATAAAGCATACATTTGTGGTGTGAAACCACTTTGTTCTGGCATAGTGCCAATAAACTTGTAGCTTTTTCTTGCTGCACCTCTGGTTTTTGCAACAGGCTTTGGGACTTTCGTCACTGAAGCCTTACTTAAAGGTTTGTCTGCAACAACCTTTGGTGGCATTTTTTTCGTTTTAGAAGTAGTTGCTGTTCGCATATCTTTCTCCTTTCTATTTTAGTTCTATCTGCTAATAGCAGACACCAGCCTTAACTATACTTACCATACTTACGAATGTAAAGCAGCAAGTTTCATTAAGCGACTCGCCAAACACGAATACCAGAAACCTCTAACAAAGTAGGTTTAGCAGGGTCTTCATATTCTTCAAGTCTATAACGTAATACAAATTTCCAATCGGGCTGATTCTTTTTACAGAAAGTCCGAGTAGATTGTTGTAATCTATTTCTAGCACGATTAGCGTTGTCGTTATCTCTCAATGGTATAAACACTGAGTCTCCAACTTCCATATCGCCCCATTTATATTGCGACGTTCTACCCCTGATATCTTCAGGAATAGGATAGCCTTTTTGTATAATAAAATCAGTCATTAGTGTATGTCCTCTATTTTAATTATTTTTTCATCTTCTAAGTATTTTTTCCAAAACATAAAAACTAGAGCGGGATCATTGACCCCCTCTAGTCTTTCACAGCCTTGCGATATCATGTGGTCAGCTAACTCTTGAGCTAGTTCACTCTCATGAGCTTTACTAAATACAGCTTCCCACAGTCTGCCTAGCAGCTCTGCGGGAATCTTGTAATCTTCTGGCATTAGGCTGCCCTCGATAGAGCCATCTCTAGTGCTTTAGCTTTTCTATTAGCTCCTGCACCAAACCACGCACTATGTAAAGCATTACCTTTAACTTGCGAAGTTCTTAGATGGTCTTCTACGTAAGTCACTGCATTGAAGGCTCCCCACCACGTATCTTTAGCTGATTTAAGGTTTGCACCTGGAGAGTTGTAATACCCTTCCATAGCTAATGTAGGAAACTTATTAAGTTTCTCAGCTAGTGGTTCTTGTATGCCGACAGCTTTACCCTCTGCACGTAATTTTTCTTCTAACTTATATTGCATTAACATATCGGGTTGATATATTTCTGAAACATAGTCAATTACGTCAGAATGCTTGGCTTTAGCCTTCGATAGAGTTGTAGCGTATTGCTGAAACTCTTGCATTTTAGAATCCGATAGACCTAACGCTTCTTCGGCTTTCTGCACAACATCGTCATCGAAAGCTCGTATATGAGGCATTCTGAACTGTGGTCCTCCTGCCTCTAAAGCCATCGTAAGTGTGTTATTACATACTACACGAATAGGTGTAAGTTTTATCGTCATCGATTTACCTGCTACGTGTGGTTGATTAATTAAGAGATAACCCTTAATCTCATCACCACCAGCAAGTTCAAAGTCGTTTGAGATTTTAGCTAAACCCCAAATTTCTTTGCCGTCTCTCAAACTACCTGCAGTTTCCATGGTCATATGACCAGCTTCTGTAAAGCGTTTGAAAAACTCAAATACTTTCTCATTCTGTATAGGTATATAACCTTTACCACAATGGGATAGTATTGTATTGTCACTGTCACGAACGATATGGAAAGTATCCTCAGCTTGCATTAAGCCTACGTCGTCGCTCCAGTTTGGAGAGTCGATAGTGTAGCTTGGACGTTTACTTACAGTCCAGTCTAACTCTGCCGCCTCCAACATCTGCAATGGAGTAAGACTATCTTCAACCTTAACACCTAATCCGTGCCAAGGTACATCGTTAGCCCACGCCATTGTTTCTATATTATGTGCCATATAATTTCTCCTTTCTGATAGTTCATATGGTCGTAAGCCCCACGCTTACCTTATATATAGTACTTAGCAAACCTACGATAGTAAAGCACCAGTAAGACGCTCCCATTCGTAAGGTTTTGTGAGCGTAACGAGAGCTTTATGTTTAAAACCCTCACTAACAAGTTCTTTTATTCCTGATAGACTATCTATATGAAAAAGTTTAAGTTCATCGTTCTTACGTGCAAGAACGAATACTTGACCGCCGTGCATAGCCCTTTTTGCTAACCAAGAAACTTGCATTGGTCGTAGAGTAAGTTGATTACCACTGTGTATTTCTTTTAATTCTATCCAAAATTCTTTACCCCAACCACAACCATTAACGTCAGGAACACCTGAACCAGTCATACCTGTTTCAATCCTCTGTAGGTGAACTCCCTCTAGGTTTTCCCTTAGCAACAGCCACAATCCCTTTTCTTTTGCCATTTTTTAACTCCGCCTTTTTAAGTTGTCTATATTTTCTACTATAAGCTCTGCGTTCTTCTTTATGTTCTGAATAATATTTTCTCATTCGTCTGTTATGTGCTTCACGATCAAAACGACCTTGTTTTATCATTCTATGTTGTCTATCTGTGGTGTAGAGCACATCGTGGTTTTCATCGTATGCTTTTGTCATTTCCATAAGAGCATCAAAAACTACTCGACTTTCATGTTCTACACACGCTTGCCTATGTAATTCATCTTGAAACTCAACTGCTTCCCAAATTTGATGATCGAGTGGTATGTCATCGAGAGCAAACCTACCGTCTCCTGCAGCTAATACTTCATCTTTTTTAATAGAGCTAGGGCTCACCATCCTTCTGAATGAACCGTATTCTTTATGAACTCCTTTATACTGTGCTGAGTATGGTTCTTTTTTAGCCATATATATAATATACACCTCATTTTAGACATAGTAAAGGAGTAAAACGTAAAAACAAGCTTTAAACTTATTAGGATCGCATATAAGGCTCTACTTTATAATCTGAGGCGATTACCTTAACCACCTCGTCAAAACGCACTACGTGGCGTTTTAAGAGACCGATTTTTTCGATTTAGCCCTAAATTTAGTATTTCCAGTCCCATCCGCTATGTGGAACAACTGATTGGTTATTTACACTAGTTTTTACACCTTTAGTCTTTAACCATGTATTATATTTAGTAGATACTTCCTCAAAATCATCGTACGTTTTATTTAACTCGTTCCATTTATTACGTGCAACTTGAACACCAACATAGTAATCACCATCACCGAGTTTACATCTTGTTATAATTTGCCATATACGTTGTTTAGTCAAATCATATTCTATTGCTAATTCGAGTAGAGTAGTATCTTGAAGTTTCCATTGCTCAAATATTTTTGTATATTTTTCTTGACTTTCTGCTTTCTTTTGTGGTGTTATACCTCTCATAGAGTTATCTCCTTAACTTCCCCCCACGATTGACCAAGCTCTGCGTCGACTAATAGAGGTACTGCGATTTTTACACAGTTCTCCATAACCTCTACGACTTTTTTAGCCTGAGCATGATTTTCAATAGATATATCTACCTCGTCATGTATTTGCAAGTGTGGGACAATGCCTTCCTTCCATAGTTCTATCATAGCTAGTTTAGTCATGTCTGCCGCAGAGCCTTGTATCAAACGATTGAGTGCTTTATAAGTAAATGAACGTTTAAGTTCATCGCCATATTTATTAATTGCTTCTTCTTTTGCTAGTGGTGTAGTTCTTTCAAATTTACTCTCCCATAAATCGAAACGACATCTACGTCCACCAATAGTTTTTATAAATCCTTTTAGATTAGCTATCCGAGTGCATTGATCTTGTAGAGCTTTGATAAACGGCACCTTTTCGTGATACTGTTGAAATAGCTTCTCTGCTTCGAACTCGTCTAGTCCTAATTCATTAATTAGTTTTTCTTTTCCCATTCCGTAACTTAATCCTAAGTTAATCGTCTTTGCCTGTTTACGTGGTATATTAGCCATATCTGCAACTATTTGATGAAAGTCTGCACTTTCTTCTGTATATTGTTGTACGGCTTCTTTCGCCCCTACTAAACTCATTTCGTTAGCGTAATGCACTGTCAGTCTTGGCTCTTGTTGAGAATAATCGAAAGCTCCCCACTGACAACCATCTTCTGGTATAAACAACGACCTAATTAAATTACCTATTTCTGGATCACGAGCAGGAACTTGTTGTAGATTAGGATTGCTATAACTAAATCTACCACTTACTGTGCCACCTCTATCATTACGCATAGGGTGAGCTTCAGCGTGTATACGACCGTTAAATATATGATCTCCTATCATTTTATCTATAAACGTTGTCCTTGCTTTATTAAGTTTTCTAGCTCTAACAATTAATTTAGGCAACTCATGTTCGTGTCCTTCTAACCACTGCCTTTGAAAACTAGGCGTACCTTTTTCTGTTCGTGGATACCATAAATCGTTGTTGTCGAAAATATTTTGTAAAGAAGCGTTAGCCCATAGATTTACATCTGTGCCATACTTTCTTTTTATTTCTACCTGTATTAATTGTTCTTCTTTAGATAGACGATCACTTATTTCATCTGCTTTATTAGTATCTACCCTCACTCCTCTCCATCTCATTTCGATAAGTAGAGGTATAAGATTAAGTTCCATTTCTAGAACTTTTTCTAAACTTTGTTCTTTAATTTGTTGTTCTAAAGTATGCCATAGCTTATACGTAAGTTTAGCGTCTTGTTCTCCATACGGTCCAACAAATTTTGCAGGTAAACGATACATCTCACTTTTAGGATTACAACCATAAGCTAGTGCAGCGTCTTGTAATAAACTCTCGTCTTTAGTTTCATCACACCAATCTTTACCAAGATTGTCTAATGAATATGAAAATCTATTTTCGTCTAAAAGAGGAGCGGCAATGATAGTGTCCAGAACTCGTCCGTGAATATCAATGCCCTCCCTTTTTAACCACCCAACATCATATAAAGCATTGTGGAAAATTACTTTACGTTGAGTAGATAAAACGTTTTTGAGCCACCGTAAAACCATACCCTCATCTAAATTACCACCACCCTCGTGTCTGATAGGAAAATAACCCACCCAGTCTTGAGTAGCTACACCTACACCGACAATATAACCTTTTCCTGTAGCCCATCCTGGACCATTAATAGTGAGGTCAGGATCATATGTTTCAAGGTCGATTGCTATTGTTTCATCAGGAGTAAATTGAGGAAATACATCAGGAACTGACCAAGAACTTTTAGGTGTAAATAAAGGCATAGGCGTCTGTAAAATCACTTTTTCTTTTTAGTCTTTTTCTTAGGTGCTTTACCGCCTTCCCATGCTTCATTAAAATCTGGAGTAGACTTATCGTCTGCTTTATATCTGCCTTTTTTAGTTCTTGCACGTTTAGGTTTTACAGGTACTATTTTTTCTACCTTACCTGCTGCTTTTGTAATAGGCTCTAGTTCTATCGTAGCCTCTTCAATTGCTGCATCTAAGACTTCTGCCTCTTTTAAAAGTTTTTTTGCTTTCGCTACTTCTGCTTCACCTTCCATTTTAGGTGTGAAAAAGTCTATTATCTTTTTAAACCAACTCATGATGTTTCCTCCTGTTCGTTAGTATTGTCTCCTTCGTTTTCGTAAGGAATATTTTCTTCTATTTCTTGTGCTAGTATTTCTTGTTCTACAAGTAATAAGTATCTACGCAAGTCTCGTATATCGTCTAGTAGACCTGCTTCGCCACTATAGACAGCACCAGCTTCGAAGACGTCCCACCCGTGTTTTTTCGACTGGTGTTCTATCCTATCGAACTTACGGGCTAACATCATAAAAGCACCGACACCGCCACGTCTTTTCCAAGAATCGCCGTAAGATTGTTCAGCTCGTTGTAGAGCTTGTAAATCTTGTTGTGCGACCTCTTTCATAAGATTAAAATCTGCACTCATATTATTCTCCTTTTTCCGCTAGTTTATTTCTACGCTCTTCTCGTGTGCGGAGCCAACTAAGACAAGCGTCTTTCCAATCTTCTGGAACTATTTTGTTACAATGTTCGTAAGCCTCTGTATACTTACCTGTTTTATATAAGTAGTATGTATGAGCCATAGGAACTGCAATATCTCTATAACATGGATTTACCCAATTATCAGCAGCTACGATATCAGCAGGATGATAATTAAAAAACCTTTCATGCTCAAAATCTAAACAATCATGTTCTATAAATAAATCACTGGGTTTGTAATTATAAAGCGTATCATATGGGTTTGCTGCTGATCTAATAGCGTATGCATCTAAAGATAAATCTTTTACTCTATCCCATACCTCATTAAGGTAGACATGAAAGCTATCACTTACTTGTCTATAAACACCAACAGGCACACCAAGTCTGTGTGCTATAAGTTCTTGCAAAACTGACATATGTACCACGTTAGCACCATACGCACCCCATAACATATCGTTAGACCTATTACATACTGTCATATTTAAGACACCGTCTCTTATTTTAAAATATATATTCGTATTACATGGCACGTCTTTACTTACTCTAGCTAAATCTTTATTAGCGTCCCACATTTGTAATACTGCACGTCTATCATCAGGATTTTCTTTTAATAGTTTTACAATCATATCTAGTTGGTCTTTATGAAAATACTGTCGCCACCTATAACCATAAGCACCCCATAGAGTTTCACCATCATCTGAAAAATTAGACATACTTGCTACATAATAAGTCAATGATTCTAAATCGTTTCTACCTGCTAACATCCACATACTTTCTATAAAATGGAAAAAAGGATTAGCGTCTCTTTCAGGTATTAAACAAACTCTTTCTGTAGGTCTAAGGTATGTCGTTGTAACAGGCTCTACTGCCTCTAAAGTTTTACCGTTTCTACTTTCTTGTTCTCTATAATTTATTTCATCTTTAAATAAATCAATGCCTCTAAGTATAGCACCATTTACATTTCTTGCTGTTATAATTTTCATACTTTCTCCTTTGGTAAATAAACCATGACAAAAGAGCCACAGCTCGGACAACTTAAATTGGTTTCCATCATATATTCTGAATCTTCTTGTTCTATATCATGGTCTGCACCCCATATTAATTCTGTATTACAATGCCAACAATTCATAAACCCTCTATTAATGGTAATGTATCATCGTGTTTATAAATTGACCTCGTTCTACCTTCCCCTTTATATATACGTGAGTATTTATCAAACTCACATAGACCGCCTTCTATCTCTCTAAGTTCATAAGGTAAATCGTTCCTTTTTGTTATGTGTGCGGGTAATCGTTCTTTAGCTATATCGTATAGAGCTGTCATCTCACTACACCAATCATGACTACGTTGACAAAAATCTAATGGTCTACCTGTTAATCTATTTAGCCCTCGCATTGCTCCTGGACCTGCATTAGCCCATGTTAGTTTATCTTTAGCTTCATCTAATAAATAAGTAAATCGTAAATCTGTTACAACTTCATACGCCATAAATGGTCCCATGTATGGGTATTCTCTCAATAAATCCCAACAATACTTTAATGTGCTTGTATTATTCATTACTGCTTCCTCTAGTTTTTCTAGCATATAATTTTTACGTTCCCACATATGAGTAATACACTCTGCTACTCCTGTAACTTTATCCATACCATTAGGAGACTTTACTATATATGCTCCTGTTACCCACTTATCTTGTTTACTTATTTCTTTTATAGCTTTCTTCCTATCCCAATTTGTAAGTAAATTATGTTCTATAAGAGTTCTTCCTGTAGGTATCCAATTAAACCATCTAAAAATTACAGTAGCCATAAGAACATCTGTATTTTCTCGCATAGGCTCTCTAATATGTTTTTTAAACCACCTAGTAGTCCTATCTTCTTCACGAAAAACTTGACAGAACTTATATTGTTGTAGTATCCGATCATCAGTCCAAGGAGCGGGAAGGTTAGAGACTTCCTTCTGTAGTCTGATGTTTTCTCTTTCTACTTGCCAATACAAGTATCTATCAAGTTCTTCTTGAATAAACATTACTTTTTACGTAACACCCATGAACAGTTATTTGCATACTCTGGATAAAACGTAGCAGCAACTACTCTTAAAAACTGTTTACCGTATCTATTTTGTAACATCTGAAACTGTTCAGGCGTCCACCCTAGACTGGGCTCTTTCATAGCTTTCTTTAAATTAGGTAGCTGTATAAACGTTCCTGTGACGGCAACTATATCGAAGTTTCTTTCTAGTTCTTCTTTTAGTTCCTGAAAGCCCCACTCGTATACGTGGTCTTCAGGTAGTTTATCGTTAGACCCGTCATGGTTAGGTGTAGACACGAATCCAAGTGCATTAGGTCTCATAACCCTAGCTACATCATCTAACCATGCAGGAATAAACTCTCTACCCATGTGTTCAATAACTTCCGTAGACCAAAAGAAATCTATACTTTCGTCCTCTAGTTTAAACACAGGGTCAACTGTTAAATCTTGTATTACTATTTGTGGATTAAAGTTCTTAAACCATGTAGAGTCCATAAGATTACCACCTGCGTTCGACCAATAAGGTAATTCTTTTTCACAAGCAGGGTCTATATCTGTTCCATAGAACGACCGTATAACATCAGACTTTTTAATTACATAAGCCTTGTATAAGTTTCTAAGAGCCCAACACTCCCCACAACCAACTTCAAAAGTATCTAGTGGTCTACCTAGTTTTCTAGACTCCTCTATACACATAGAAGCAATCTTGTCGAAACGACTCATATGAGCTATCTCATCTGGTCGCCAATTAGCTAATACACCCGCACTAGCTATATCCATTCTTGTATTTTTACTATCGTTTTCATTAACGAGTAGTTTCTTTCTAATCGAAGACATACGTCCCTCCTTTCTTTATTAATAATATACTTTACTTTTTATTGCAAAGTAAAGAACTTTATATCTGAAAACAGCGTGTTGTTTTTGGCTCTATTAGATATAAGTTTTCTTTAGCTCTAGTCATACCGACATAGAACACCCTATTTTCATCATCAGGATTTTTCTGATAATTTTTATAAACTCTTGTAGTTATATCGGTAAGTAATACAACGTTAGTTGCTTCACCACCTTTTGCTGCATGTATAGTAGATAGCCGTATTCTAGGCTGTTTTGTAATTTTTTCTCCTCTACGTAACATAGCCCGTATATAACTTATTTCTTTTGGTCTAAGTAATGTAAATACGTCATACCAATGACCAGTTGGTAAATCTGGAAACTGTTCTTGTAATGTATCTAAGCTGGGTTTTATAGACGCTTCTAATAAATCTAACTTTTTATAATCTTTAACCTTTATATATTTCAATATATTCGCACACTCTGCTAAAGATATTTGTAATCCTTTTCTTAATTTCTCCCAATTTATAACAGCTCTTACTTTGCTTTCTGGTAGACTTGTTTTACCTTTAACTTCAAAAAACCATCCCTCGTTTCTACAATACTCATCTACTTCTTCTAATAAATAATTTGTTCTAGCTAATACTAACCAGTCACCTTGTTCCATATTTAACAATGTTATACTTGGCTCCCATCTTACAAGACCTTGTTGTTTTCTTGGGTGCCACGTTTTATGTATTCGTGAACTAACTTGTGATATACATTTCTTAGCATACTCATGTACGCTTGCGGGTATTCTATAAGATTGCTCTAGCACCATAGCGTTTTTAGAATTACTTATAAGGTAGTCAACGTCAGCACCCGCCCATTTATAGATAGCTTGATCATCGTCTCCTGCAACATAAATACGTTTTGCTCTTTCTGCTAGTTTACGCACCACCGCCCACTGTATCGGTGATAAATCTTGTGCCTCATCAACAAACATAACATCTAGTTTTGGTATAGTTCCTTCGTGTAAAAACTTATGTAACATATCAGTATAGTCAACTAATAATTTATCTTCTTTAAATAACTTTAATCCTCTTGCATAACGTTCTAATTCAAACCACCCTACAGCTTCGTCTACATCGTGCCATTGTTCTTCTAGCGACACATACCTCATCCTTGCTAAGTTTTCTATAAACGCTAACCTGTCATCGTGAGTCATAGCAAATAAATGACCTTCTTCTGACTGTGTTCTACCTGTTAGTTTTAAATTTAGTTTCTCGTTTAGTTCTGCTATATCTTCTCTGCCCATTACATTTTCTCTAGTTAATCCTAGTTGTCTAAACGCTAATGAGTGTAGTGTTCTAAAATAAGGTAATTCTTTATTAGTTATACCAAATTTTGTCATAGCTCTTTCTTTACCTTCATTTACTGCTTTACGTGTAAAAGTAAAAAAACCTATGTTTGTAGGCTCCGTGCCTGATTCTAATTCTTTTTCTATAAGCTCTAATAGTGTTGTAGTTTTTCCCGTTCCAGGAGGTCCAAGAATAACTTGTGTATGGTTTGGTAAAGTCATATACCTGTTCTAAACGTTAAATTTATTCTCTCTCCTGCACCGATCATATCAGGAACTGCGTGAGTAGATTTCATTTGGCTATGACCATCAAAAATTAACACATCGCCATGATTTAAAATATAAGTATCTTCTGTCTTTATAAAATTTTCTGATACTGTATCTATCTCACTTGTATTTGTTTTTACTTTAACTGCGTTTTGATAATGTCTCCATGTAAAAACTCTAGGTGCTCCAAAAGATATAGAAACAACTAAATCGTCTAGTGTTGGAACAGTATCTGAGTGATGTGGTATACCTTTGCCGTTTGTGCCGTAGTAGCCACATAAACAAAAAGAAAATTCAACGTCCATGTTATATTCTTTTGACAACATATGCTCTGTTAAAGTTTTTATTCTAAAAATACGGTGATTATCTGACCATGGACGTCCTTTATAATTTTTACCTGCGTATGCGAATGTATTGCCGTATCCTGCTGTTTTTCTGCCTAAAACTTTATGACCTTTAAACTCTCTTATAGTTGGCTCGTCCCATTCAGTAATTATTGGGTTTTGGTTTTTAAAATACTCTGGTTTATAATCTATCATATTTTCATATCATTAAACTCTGGTAAGTCGTGGGGCTCACTTTGAGTAGTAAATTCGTTTATATGCCATACGTTTACACCTTTGCCTTTTATATTAAAAAAGTATGGCTCTCCTTCTAATTGTTTTAGTTTAGATGTAAGTTTATTTCTTTGATATTCTTTAAAATTATTTCTATGTAAATAGTCCATCAAATCAGCTAGTCTAAAATATGTTTTACCTTTATTAGTCCAAGGTTTATGTAATAATAACTCATCTCTTTCTCTAGCAGGTCGTTCAGTACAAAAAGCTTCTAGTAATTCCATGAAGTGTCCTTCAGTAGAACTTTCGGCAGGAACTTCTACTATGGTAATAACATCTAATAATTGTTGTATTATTTGTCTCCACACATTATCTTTAACTTTAGGTGGTATTTTATTAAGGGCTTCCATACATTTACGTTGAAATCTATTTTGGTTTAATAAGTCATCTGTTTCTAGTTCTAGTCTACCACCTTCAACATCTAAAAACCATATGGGTGGATCACTATCTTGTTTTGTTAAATTACTAAATAAAGGTGTACCACCGTTAGCACCGATACCATATTTTCTAGTTCTACATAAGGGACTATTGCAATGACTAGCTATGGGTTGGTCGTTACATTTATAAAAATAATCTTTGCGTTTAAGTTGTTTAATAACTGTTAAAACTTCTTGTGCACCTAGAGGTGGTTGCATATATTGTATATTTATATCTTCTAACCTTTTTTCCCAATCGTCTGCAAACTTCTTTCGTAAAAACACACCTACATTAAACAAGCCTGAATTACGTGTGCCTTTTGGAAAACCTTGTACTATTAAATGTTGTATACACGGAGGTGCCTGATCTAACCATTCTTGTTTTTCATTAAGGGGACTAGCTTCTAGTTGTTCTAAAAGTTTTGGTGCTATCTGTATTTTATCTATATACTCTATAAACTCGTTAGGCGTAAGTGCTTGCCCTTCTTCACCATAAGCGTATCTTGTTGAGTTTTCTCCGCCGAAATAAGGCATATTTAATGTGCTGCCCCTATCGCCCCTATCTAATAATAGTTTTGTTTGTTTAGGAAATATTTCTGCTTGACCATACCCTATGGATGCTGCTACTTGTCTAAGTTTTCTTTGTAACATAGAGGCAGGGATAGGCTCTAGTAAGAAAATAAATATATGAGCACCACCGCTTTTGCTTCTACAAAGCACAAGTGGGAGTTTTTGTTGAGCAAGTCGGATAGCAAGACTTTTTAAATCTAATTGATACTCATCAACATCGATGGCTCCCCACACACACTCATTATTTTCATTTATAGGTACTATCCCTAAACTTTGTTGTCCGTTAAGATGTTTAGTCCATAAATCTATAACATCTTTTTCTTCTAAATTTTTAGAAATGGTAATGTTTCTACCACTGGCTTTACCGTCTTCTCGTGTTTCATTAGTAGATGTAAACGTTCCGTATGCAGAACGTAGTCCTGCATACCGTTTTGCGAACGCTTCAGCTAACGACATGGCTACAGTGTAACTGTGTCGTCTAACTGTTCTTCTTTAACTTCAACCTCTCCTGATCTAGCGGCAGTCATAAAAGTTTTAGCAATTTGTGCATCTGCTAAAGAAGTCTGACCTTCTTGGCTTACGCTAAAGCTATTCCATGTGCCTTTATCATTAGATTGCGAAGTAGTAGTAAGTCTATAAGTATAAGCAAACATAGGTGCTTCTACGTGTTGACCTTGTGAGTTTTGTACTCTAGCCATTCTCATCATAGTTAACCATTTACGTGCTACACTTAGTTGTGTAGAAGTAAATGCTATAACAGCTTGTTGTGGTTCTGGATCAAGAACTAACACATAAAACTGTGCAGTTTCTACAATCTCATTACCATCTTTAGTATAGTATTTTCTAGACTCTGGGTCTTTTCTACACTCACTTAAAATAGAAATATCGTGGTTAGCGTTAACTAAACCACCACCTTTCTCTCTTGGCACCCATTCAATATATTTTTTGATATAAGCACTAGGAACTAAAACAATTCCTTTATCACCTGAATAAACACTGTTAGTAACTGTGTTATAAAGATCACCTGCACTTGCACCTTCTACATATGAGCCACTAGCTTTATTAAGTTGTGGCGACATGGGTTGTAAAACTCTGATAAAAGGAATCGCAAAATCCTCTACCGTAGTTTCTTCTAATCCAGTTCCTTCCGATAACAAAGTATCATCGAAAGTTACTACATCGGTTGTAGCTTTTGGAGCTACTTCTTTATTTTCATCAATCATGTTCTACTCCTATTTGATGATAGCCTTCGTGCCTATATAGACTCCGAAAGGCTCAGTTGGTATATCATTCCCCGTCGTTAACTGTTCTTTTACAAAAGCTTTTAACGTAGACGGATGAATACTCTGTTTTACCTCTGGCGATAGACCTCTAGATTTAAGAGCTAATACTGTTTCATCAACAATAGCACTCTCACCACGACCAAATTTTAAAGAAACTTCATTCTTTATAATTCCCTCATGACCGTTATCTAAAAGCCATTGGTAAGCTTGTTGTTGGTTTGCCTTAGAAATATGAGCACTATAGAACTCATTAATAGATATCTTTTCTCCTGTAGATAAAGTTATCTGCGTAAGTCCTGCTGCTGACATAGCGTCAGGTAGCTCTTGTTCTTGGGTTAAACGCAACTCTTCTTTTTTAGCTTTTAACATATCTTCTAACCCTGAAACTTCGTTCGCAAGGGCTAATTGTTTTTGAGCTAAACTAGAAACTGTAGCTAATTCATTGTCAGTAACTTCACTATCCCATGAATCTGGTTTAGTATTACCAACAAGTTCTTCAAAAGTAGGTTTTTCACTCATTTAATTCTCCTTTCTGATGTATATCTATTTCTACAGGATAATACAAGCCTTCTTGTTTATCCCACTTTAATATACTATATTTACCTCGATTAAAAAATGCAGCTAAAGAACACGCTACGCCAATAGCCGCAGGGTCTCCTATCAACAATAAGTAATCGCCCTCTTTATAGTCTTGTAGTAGTTTTTTCATTCTACGAACAGAAGGTCCAGAGCTTAACATGATTTGTGTATTAGAAGGTAACAAAACTTCAAAATCGCCATACTGTCTAGCACCTGCGATGTTTCGTCCTGGAACTTCTTGAACAACATATACTGTCATTTTTTCTCCTTTCTTATTTCTAGGCTATTAATATATAGGCGACTAATACCAAAGTAAAGTTATTAGTATTATTTATTTTAAAAATATTTTATTTTATATAAAAAATTTTAGAGATTTACTAATATCGTTAATATTTTAATAGATTCTATAGATTATCCTCTACTAATCGGATAAGAGGATTATTATTTTGGGCTATATTTTCTATTAGATATAGATTATATTATTACTTAGAAATTAGAAAGTATAGATGGAAATAAATTATAAGTTTAAAACTAAGCCATACGCACACCAATTACAAGCGTTAAAGAAATCGTGGAAGAAACACGAATACGCTTATTTTATGGAAATGGGCACAGGTAAATCTAAAGTATTAATAGATAATATTGCTATTCTTTATAATAAAGGTGTTATTAATTCTGCTATTATAATCGCCCCTAAAGGAGTTTATAGGAACTGGTTAGAAAAAGAAATACCTGCACATATGCCTGACCACGTAGAATATAAAACGGCTATTTGGAATCCCGCACCTAATAAAAAACAAAAGAAAGATTTAGTAGAACTGTTTGACCCGTGTTACGAACTCAAAATACTTATTATTAATGTAGAAGCGTTTAGCACTAAAAAAGGTGTAGCTTATGTTGATAAGTTTATTATGGGTAATTTATGTTTAATGGCGGTAGATGAATCTACAACAATAAAAAACCCGAAAGCACAAAGAACTAAAAATTTAATTAAACTAGCGGTAAATACAAAGTATCGTAGAATACTTACAGGCTTTCCTGTTACACGCTCACCACTTGATTTATATAGTCAATGTGCTTTTCTTAATACACACCTGCTCGGATACGGTTCTTTTTATTCTTTTCAAAATAGATATGCACAAGTTTTGAATAGAAAATTAGGAACACATAGTTTTAGACAAGTCGTGGGTTATCAAAATTTAGAGGAACTAACTTCATCTTTAGATAGTTTTTCTTATAGAGTTTTAAAGAAAGAATGTTTAGATTTACCTGATAAAATCTATACAACTCGTGAAGTAGAACTAACACCTGAACAAAAGAAAGTTTATAAAGATATTGCAAAGTATGCCATAGCTGAATTAGAATCGAATGAAACAGTAAGTGTAACTTCAATACTTACACAAATACTTAGATTACATCAAGTTGTTTGCGGTTTCGTAAAACACGATCAAGGGGAAGAAGTTGAAATTAAAAATAATAGGTTAGATGAACTTATAAATATTTTACAAGAAACGCAAGGTAAAACTATTATATGGGCGAACTATCAATACGATATAAAAAGAATATTAAAAACTTTACAAGAATTTACAGGAACAGATAGTGTAGCTACTTATTATGGTGAAACACCTGATGAAGAAAGACAAGAAATTATACGTAGGTTTCAAGACCCTAATTCACAACTACAGTATTTAATTAGTAATGTACAAACAGGTGGTTACGGTATTACATTAACAGAAGCTAAAAATGTAATTTATTATAGTAATAATTACGATTTAGAAAAACGTTTACAATCTGAAGACCGTGCTCATCGTATAGGACAAAGTAATAAAGTTACCTATATAGATTTAGTCGCTAAAGGAACAGTTGATGAAAAAATTGTAAAAGCACTTAGAAGTAAACTTAATTTAGCACAAGAAGTATTAGGCGACGAAAAATGGAAAGATTGGATTAATTAATTATCTCTTAAATAATTTAATCTGTTTAATGCACTTTGTACATCACCACCTTCAGCCATAAAACCCATTTTGTTTCTAACCTTTTCTGGTAGTTTTGCTAAACCTTTATTATCTTCTGGTATTGGTTTTAGTGGACCACCATCTTCCATCATCTGTGGTTCACGTTGACTACCCTCTATACTTTGTATTATTATGCCTTTGGCTCCTTCTATAATATTTAAAGCTAGTTGAGGATCACCTTGTGATCTTTGTATAACAGCTGAAGCCAAGTTTTGTGCATCTTGTCCTGCATCTACAGGCTCAGGTCTTTCTGCTACCATTTCAGGTGCTTGATCTTGCATTAGTTCTGGAGAAGGTGCTGTTGGTGGCATAGGTGCTGGACCTGCCATAGGTGCTGGACCTGCCATAGGTGCTGCTCCGCTACCTTGTCTAAGTTGATCTAGTTTGCTCATTATACCTTGTTGCATCATAGTTTATCTCCTTGGCTTAAATGCATTTTGGAATATTCTTGTTGTCATTATATCCCCTTGTTGACTTTGCGGCAACCGCATAATCCCTTTATTTAAACGCCCACCGAATTTTTTCTCTACAGGCTCAAGAGGACGAGGTATAATTGGTGGTTGTTTATTATGTGATACAACACCATCAACCAAATACGTATGTGTTGATGAGGTAGTAAAGTTATATACTTTTACAAAAGCTTCTGAATTTTCTAATTTAGTTACTTCTTCTACACCTTCTTTAGTAATTAATTTATCCCCTACTTGTAAATCTTTTACTTCAATCCCATAAGCATTGTACACGGTATTTGATAATTTAGAATTATTAGATTTCCAACCGTCTTCTGTTAAAAATGCATGTGCATCTGTAGCTGTTATTCTATCATTTATAGTCCATAAGTTTCTATTATCTTTTGGTATATCATGTACGTAAGAAACTACATCAGAAGCATTATCTTGTGCTAAAACTATATCACCAACTTTTATATTTTCAATAGGTTTTTGCGTACCATTAGCCATATCAACTTTTGTTCCTCTTACAAAACAAAAAATCGGTGGCTCTGGTTTTGGTATTGGTTTTATTGGTTTCGGAGGCAAAGGAGTTGGCTCTGGTCTTCCATAGTCTCCTGGAGCTCTTCCAAACCTGTCGATAGAAAGTCCTGACGGAAGTTTAAATGCAGGCACACCACTTTCAAAAGATGTTGGTGGCTCGTAAAAAGGTCTTTTATCTCTGACTATGATAGGAAAGCCTTCTGGAGGTGGTGTTAGATCAGGTGGTATAAAAACTGGTGGCTCAACTCCTGGAGGTGGTGGCACAGGTCCTCCGTAAAAAGGTGGATCATCTGGAGGTCGTATTGGAGAAGGTTCAACAGGTGGTTTTATAGGTGGTTGATTTATTGGATCAAATGGGTCTCCTGGACCTGGACCTGGACCACCAATAGAAGGTGGTGGCTCGGGTTTACCTGATACAGGTTGTTCAAAAATAGGGACATATGGGTTTTCTATAGGTCCTAGATCATCTATCGGATTAAAAGGTATACTAAATTCATCAGGCATAGGAGGTACTATCATGTCGCTTGGGAGTTCTTCAACTAAAGGGGATTGCATAAATACAGGGTTATCAGAAAAACCCCCAGTAGACATAAAATCGTTTTCTATTTCTCTAACACGGGCATCTTTAAAATCAGCTACGTCTGATTCGTACTGATCTCTTGCTCTATTCCTAGATATATTAGCGTCTCGCCTAGCGTTGGCTAACGAAATAATGCCGTTTCTATTATTTAATAATATCATTTTCTTCTATTGTTCATATACTCTGTAACTACATCGAGTATCGCTTGTTCATCTTCTAATGTAAGTTCTTCTTTTTGATTTATTTTTAGTTCTTTTAGTTTTGTATCATAATACTGTAACTCATCTGCCATATCTTCGATATGAAAATTAAATTTATCAATCTTTACATTACCTGCTGTAATATTATAAGCAGCTAGGAAATTAGCTAATTGTTGTATTGACATCCTGCCTTCTGCTGCTCTAACTACTTGTCTAGCAAGTTTTGGGTCAGCTATCATTTGTCTAATAAAATTTTCAGAACGAGTGTTCATAAGTAAATCAATGGCAGTAACCCTTCTACCTGTTTGCGTAAGCGGTGGTATTAACATTCTTTGTAATAATTTAAATCCAGGCACTGCTGAGGTTTGATCTACATTCATCATTGCTAAACTTAACCCTTCAGAAGGGTCAAGCCCAACTTCTCTTTGTACTAAATCATTTAATAATTTAAAAGCTTTTATATTATCTGCAGAATCTTTTCCTAATAATTTACCAAAAGATTCTTCAAAAGTTAATCTACCTGCTAGTTCGTCTGGTCCAAAACCTTCATTTAAAATACTGTTTAGGGCTTGTGGGTTTATTTCAAACTGACCTCCTGCTCCTTTACGTAAACCTAAAAAATCTCTTAATAAAATATTTCTTGTTAGTGCTGCAACTTGTTCTTCTAAAATAGGATTATCACCTATAGTGGTCATTAAAAAATCTATATCATTTTGTAGTTGTCCGCTACTTCTAACATCAGACCCTGCTCTAATAATATTATTTACTATATCGTAAACAGGATTAACAGAATCTGCATCTACTCCAAAAGTATTTCTTAAAACATTTATTTGACGGTCTTGTTCTGCTATTTTTCTACCAACTTTATCTAGTTGATTTTTATTTATGACTGTTCCAAAATCATCTTTAAATATTGCATCTAACGTGCCTTTGTTTTTATTTATAAAATCCTTTACGGCTTTATTATTTTGTAAGGGAGTATTATCAGGTTTTATTACTGTATTTTGTATATAATCAAACATCTGTTTTTGAACGTAAAAAACGCCATCATTACCACCGCTTTCTAAAACTTTAATAAAATTAGTAACAGGTGTATTAATTCTAGCATTAGGAACATTACTGTTTAATAGTGCAGGAATTAATTCTTCTGGTCTTTCATTAGCTATTAATTGTTTTAAAACTTGATTATTAACGTCGGTATACGCTTGATCCATTTCTCTATAAGCTAATGTTAAATCATTACCAAAGTTGTTTTCTCTCCTATATTCTTGTATTTTATCTAAATCTTTTTTACCATAGTTAGTTCTTACAGTTATACCTAAACGTTTAGCTACTTCATCATTAAAACTTTTATCTATTTGTTTATTTATATCTTCTATAGCTGTACGAGCAAAAGCTCTTGATTTTTGAATTTTAGAATTTACCCTTAATTCATTTAAAACAATTTGTAATTCAAATAACTCTCTTAACGTAAAATCTGGACTTTTAAACACAGCACTACCATCGGGGGATTGACCTGCTAATCTATATAATAATGTTTTTTCTTTATTACCTAATCCTAATGTTTGTTCTATTTCTTTAACAGCTTCTGGTCTTTTAAATTGTCTTGTTGTATTGTCACGCAACAATTTAAATTCTTTAGCAATATTTTTAGTAAAACCTGCACCTGTAGAAAATTCTGCATAACGTGGGTCATTAAGTATTTTATTAAAATTGTCTTGATAGTCTTTTAAATAAAAATCTCTAACGGCTGCTAAGTTAGAGGTCGTTTTCGGTAAAATATCTGCATCACCTTTTACAGTTTTATCGAATAAAGTTGTATTTGATGTAGGTATACTTTCATCAGCTTCTTTAAGAATACGGTTAATAGCTGCTGACCCTTCTGTAACATATCGATCTATTTGTTCTTGGGCACTAGCACGAACTGCTTCGTCAACATCGGTGCCTACAGGTATATCTTTTAATGCTTTACCTTCGAATTCTTGACCTAATTCTCTCATTAATAAATTTATAACACTTTGATTACGGCTTTTCATTTCCCCATATAAATTCGTTAGGTTTGGGTCTTTTGCTAATTTCAGCCATATAAATTCTAAATCTGCTGCGTCTTGATCTAATGGATTAGCTCCTGCTAGGGAAGGGTTATAACCTTTATATTCTTCACCTGCTTTTTTTACAAAATAACGTATTTGGTCGTTTATTTCGTCTACGGTTGCAACGTCTACGCCGTATATAGTTTGTTCTGTACCTTTACGTTGTAAAATAGCACCTTGTCTATCTATTACTCCTTGTATTTTAGCTAATACATCTGCAGGAATTAATTCGCCTGATAATGCTCTATAAAAAGCAGGTACAACTTTCATAGCAATGTTTACAGCACCTGTCCCTAATCCTGCATAAAGACCCATTAATTGTGCTTCGTCTACTATTTCTTCTGGAGTAAGGTCGTTATAACCTTGTTGTTGACCATAAACTAACCTAGCTACATCACCACCTACAGCACCTGCAGTAGAACCTGCTGTTGTTTTTAAAATATTTTTAAAAGCATTAGGTATATTTGCAGAGCCTACAGGACCTCTGGTAAATGCAGCAGCAGTAGCGATTCCTAAGATATCACCTACTATTGCAGGAGATTCTTGTAATACAAATTTTCTTATATCATCTCTTGTTAATCTAGGGTTTCGTAATATTTGATATTGATCGCTACCTTCTGGTTTAAATCTAAAACCTAAATTAGGCTTTGTTGGGTCTACGTATAATAAATCACCTTTTATATCTGATTTATCTAAAACATATTGAACGTTTTCTTTTGATAACCTTCTAGGTCCAAAAGCTAATGCATTATAAAATGCTTTTTCTTTTGTTCTATCTTCGAATTCATATGGGTTATCAGGGTCTATACCATAACTTGCTATTCTTTGTCTTTTTTCAAAACCTATGGGTGGTTTAATTTCAAAAGGTGTATAGCCTTGCGGATAATTACCACGTACTCCTGCCATTATTCGTCGTTGTTGACTTGCTTCTTGATCTCTTTGCATCGCTGCAAATGTTTCAGGTTCACGTTCTTCTAAAGTATACGAAATAGGGGCTATATTGTATACTTTTAGTTTTTCTTCTATTACGGGAACAGCTTGTAATATTCTATTATAAGTTTCTGTATCAAGATTGCCTGCTTGTATTTCTCTATTTCTTGTATTTTCATCTCTAGCTATAGCTAGTATTTTAACTTCCATTGGCGACAACACACTGCCATAAGTTAAATTAGGATTATTATTTAAAGGTGAACTATAAACTGCATCTATAACTTGTTGTGTTGCTTGTTGGCTCATTTATCTACGCCAAGAATATTGTCTAAAGAAGTGTTCAAATCTAATAAATCTGAGCTACCACCTGATGAAGCTGAATTATTGTAGTCGATATCATCGTAATACAATTCGAAACCAAATCCTGGACGTCTTGTAGCAAAGTTTCTATAATCAAGTGTTCCTATATTTTCAGGATAAAGATATCTTTCACCGTCTTTAGGAACTATGTAATATGGGTTTATATAACTTTGTAGTATTGGATTTCTCAGTATTTCGTCTTTATATCTTGGATAAAGTTGTTGTAACTTAAGATTAATCTCAGCATCAACACCATCTAAACTTTGTCTCATATAATCAAACAGATTTTTCTTTAGAACTCTAGGGTTAGTTGTTTGACCTAAACCTACTATTTCTAAGTGATAAGCTAAGTCTTTATCAGAAAGTGTTCTACCTGTTTGTCCGTTAATAGCAGCAGCAGTATAACCTAGTTGTAAAAATTGCGACCTTAATCTAACATCGTTAAAAACAGTTTTATCCATTTTATCACGTAACGTATATCCATAAGAAGTTTGTGTTATTCCATCTAATTCTTGTAATGCTTCTTCTTGCATTCTAATTGCTTCTTCATTAGTTGGGTCTTGTAATAAAACTTGCGTAGCCTTATATAGTTTTTCTGCTACCATACCTGTGCCTTCTCTACCTACTGCTCCTGATTTACCAGCAGCAAAATCGTCAACGTTACCGAATAATCTACCTTCTCGACCGATTAGTTGAGAAACATTATTAAATTCAATTCTAGCTCTATCACCTAAGCCTACTAAAGCAGAAGTTAATGTATTAGGTGTTAAATCACCCTCACCTATACTATCTAGTGTCTTTATAGTGTTTTGAACAACATTATTAAAACCAACAAGAGCATTCTCTTTTTCGTCGATTAACTTAAATTCGTTTTTAAATTCTTTGACTGTTGGGTCCTCGGGAGGTGTTATGTCTGCAGTGGTTGATGTTTGTACTAAATAGTTCGGACCTGCATTTCTATACAAATAGTTACCTCTAGCGTCTTGTTCAGGTAATTGTACTTGTAAACTACCTGTTCTTGTATTTCTTCTACCCGATACAGTTGCATTCATACCTAGTGCAGCAGCTTCTGTATCTATTAAATTTACATAGTCGTAAGTATCAGGTTTAGTAGCCTCTTTTATTAGTTGCCCTCTTTGTTGGTTTATAGCGGCAGCTTGTGCATCACGACCTTTTTTAAGAGCAAGAGCTGATTGTACGAAAGCAGGTGCACCTCTACCCATTTGAGAAGCAGCAACTAGATTAAATAATTCTGTTCCGCCTAACCTGTTTGTATCTCGTTGCGGTCCATATGATAAATATGCTCTATATTGAGCTTCTTCTTCTCTACTTGGTGCTAGAGGATTAGCACCTATACTTGTATAAAAATCAGCCATATTCATCAAGGGTTGTTTACCCCGCCTACGTTTCGCAAAAAACTCTGGTATAAGTGGTAAAAGACCTGCTATTGCTTCTTTAGTAGAAGGCTCAGGTGCACGTCTTGGAGCTTGTCTACGTGCTGTTGGAAACGATGGTCTTGCCTGTGGAAGTTGTATAGGTTGTATACCCGTAATTCCTTGTTTATTAGTAAATGTTGGAAAAGGTGTAAATTTCATAAATATTTTTAATAAACTGGTCCGTAAGGCATCATTCCACCTGTAATACCTGCTCCAAACGATGGTCCTCTAAAATTAAATCCAGGACTACCACCTGCAAACATCATACCACCACCTATACTTGGTAATCCACCGCCCTGCATACCTGCTGTTTGTGTGTTAGTTCCTTGTTGGAATGGTAAAAAGTTTTGATTCGGAAGCATACCCATAGTAGTTCTTGGAAGGTAACTTGACTGTGTTGCAGGCTCAGCACCAGCATAACCGAAACCACCTGCTAAAGGACCAAGCGAAGCGGTAAGTGAACCTAAGTTTTGTATTAATTGCATAGGTAAGTTGTATTGACCTGTAAAGTTTTGATACGCTAAATCCATTAGAGATTGTTGTCGACCTCTACCTAACCCACCAAAACCCATAGTTCTTTGTATATCTTGTGATTGTAGTTGTGGGAATAGTTGACCTAACCCTTGAAAATTAGACCCTATACCTGCTATTTGTCCCGCACCTTGTAATCCTCTACGCTGTGCTTGTTCAAAAGCATTCGATGCAAGTTGCGAAGCTTGACCGAAACCACCACTTCTAATTTTACCAACGGCTTCTGCTGCACCTCTACCTGTTTGTCTAGCTAGTTCTTCTTGTGCGATTCTACCTCTAGAACCACCAAAAGCTCCTTGACTTACAGCTCTATCACGTAAACTTTTATCTTGTGTAGCATAGTTTCTATCTATATCTGCTAATGTTTGTTGAACAACGTCTTCTTCAAATGGATTATAAAACCTATCGATTCTACTAGGGTCGAACTCACGTGTGCTTGCACGTGTTTGTAAATCAGCTCTATCAAAAAGTTGAGCTGATCTATCTAAATAAGGTCTATAACTACCGATAGCAGCATCAGACATTTGCATAGCAGCTAATTCTCTAGGGTCAAAATCAGCTACCCTTTGTCCTGTATAGGTAAACGGACTAGAATCTTCTCTACCTAAATTAGCAAACTGGTCTTTAAAATAAGATTGTGCGTAAGGGAATATTGTTCCCGATAATAAACTTCCTATATACCCTGCGGGGGCTTGACTGGAATATTCTTGTTCTTCTCTACTAGCCATATACTCTGTTGCCTCTATTATTTAACTTTTCTAGTGCAGCTATACCTTTATTATGATTACCACCACCTACTAAATCTACCGTAGCTTTAGATAACATAAACTCACCATCGCTAGCCATTACAGGAATTAAATCATCTTTAGGTCCTCCTGGACCGTCAAGCTCACCACCGCTTAACATAGGTTTGAACATTTTTCTATCTAAAACACCACCATCATCCATCCCTATAGGTTTAAATTGTAATCTTCTTCTATTTGCATTACCTGCTACAGGTAGCGTTCGTGTAGATACTAAACTACCTTGTGGTTCATCATATTGTTTAATCATTGCAAGAATACCTTCTGCAAGACTACTATCTATTATATCTTGAACTTCTTCTGATTGTGAATTATAAAAATTTTCTAAATCTACTACCGTATCTAAATTATCAAAAAGACCTAACCCTAAAATACCTCCGCCATCGGCGTAATTTGGTATTTTTCCCCCATGATATAATCCCATAATACCATCAGGATTATTTTTAAGAAGCTCTAGTAGTTTTTCTTCATCTAAATCTGATATAGTTTTGCCTGATTCATCTGACACATTATCTTCGGGATCAGTAACTACACTACCCGCTATATCTGTTAATTCTAATGGTATACCTGAGTCTAATGAAGGTGCAGTACCAGAGCCAATAACTCCTTTAGGTTCAGGTGCTCTACGTCGGTTAATTTCTCCGACTATTGCTCCACCAAGTATTGTAGCTAGTAATGTCCCCAGCATTGAATTTCTCCGTTTGTTTGATTATATATCAAAGTGTATATATTGTTAAACTTTTTTCTTTACCTTTTACTTTGATTGGTTTTAACAATTTGAGTTTAAAACTAGTTTGTTTTTTACTGTTGTGCCCTATTATTACATCTACGCCTACTTCTTTTGTAGCTGATTCTAGTCTAGCAGCAGTATTTACAGCGTCTCCAATAGCACTATAATCGAACCTTGTTTCGCTTCCCATATTACCTACTACAGCTTCCCCTGTATTAATACCGATACCTATTGTTACACCTATATTAGCTTTTTCCATATCTTGCATTATCTTTACAGCTGTTTTTATAGCTCTATCTGCGTGATCTACTAGATCAATAGGAGCGTTGTATATAGCCATCATTGCATCACCTATATACTTATCTACCATTCCACCGTATTCTTTCACTGCATCAGACTGTATAGTTAAAGCTCTATTCATTATATGTGTTACTTCCTCTGGCTCTAATGTTTCTGATAGTGCAGTAAAACCTCTGACATCGGTAAATAAAAAAGTACACTCTCTTTTTTCACCGCCTAGTTTTAATAAATCAGGATTATTTTGTAATTGTTTTACTTGTCTTGGGTCTAAGTAATGTTCGAATTGTTTTTTAATTTGTAACCGTAATTTATATTGTTCTCTAAATCTTAAATAAAACGCTACACTTGCAGTTATAAAACCACTTACTAAAGCCCATGTAACGTCTATTAAAAAACCTTGACCTATCGTATAAACGCCGTAAACACCCGTAGCCGTTAGTAAAACTAAAGTAATACCTAACCCTAAATAAATACCTAAACGCACTATAGCGACCCATATAAGGCTTATTAAAACTAAAACTATACTAAGCTCTACAATTAAAGCGTAATCAGGTATATAAGGGCTATCTTGTATTAAAATACTTTCTGCAAGTGCTGCTTGTATCTTATGTGGCTCAACAAGTCCAACAGGCGTAGCGATTTGTGGCATTACACCATTAGCTGTAACACCAACAATAACGAATTTACCGTTAACATCCATTTCTTGTAAATCTGTTTGTGGTGTATCTACCCAACTAATCCATTTACGACCAAAACTATCTGTTTTAATCGGTGGTATACCTTGTATTGATATTTCTTGTATACCGTTTTCATTAGTTTTTATAATATAAGTTTTTATACCAAACAATGATTTATATATTTGTGTACCAAAACTAGGTATCCATTCGTTATTAGGTGTTTTAACTAATAAAGGCATTCTTCTTACTAGCTGATCAACATCAGTAGGAGCTATGGCTAAACCCTGCAGAACTTCGTCGTAAGATGAATGGTTAGCCTTAACTCCTGAACTACTAATACCGCCTACACTGTTGCCTATAACAACTGTTCCAGGAGAGGCAGGATAAAGACCTTTTCCATCTTCGAACATCGCAATAACAGAAGGGGCATAACCTAACGACCTAGCTAGATCATTATCACCGCCAAACCTATCGGCTTGTGGAAAAGATATAGCCCAACCTACGCCTATTGCACCTTTACTTAGAAGCTCTATGTTTATATCAGCTAAACGTTTACGAGGAAAAGGATAACCACCTTCACGCTCTACATCTTCTTCGGTAATATTTAGGATTACAAAATTACCACTGGGTTCTGGTGTTTGTATAAACGCATCATAGGTTTTTAATTTAAGTATTTCAAGCGGTGTGGTTTGGAATATTAGAGGTAGTGTTAATAAAACAGTAAGTATTAAATATATTTTTTTCATCCACTACCTTGTGTAATAGTGATAACAGAGTCGCTACCGCCGTTTATTTTAATTATATTAGATACTCCGTCTTGTATTAAAATAAGCGTATAAGCATTACCAGAATTTAAATCAAGTTGTAAATTTTGGTTTACTTTTCTTTGTAAACTAATTACTTGACCTGCGATTATTGTTGTTATTTGTGTTTGAGTATCTTGTCCAAAATTAGTGCCTGTAAGATTTACACTAGTTGCTAAACCTAGCTGTTCTTCTTCTTCCTCTACTTCTAAAGCGTCTATAACATCAAGTAAATCTTCTAGAAAATTTACATCTAGATAGTTGATATCTAGTTCTGTAAATTCTAAATTACTTTCTTCTAGAAAATCTTCAGCTAAATAATCAATATCTAAATCATTAAAATCTAAAACACTATCGTTTTGTGTTGTACTTGTTTGTTCTTCTTGTAAAGTTTCTTCTTTAGGCGGTGTAACTATTAACATATTATCTATAATATCTAAAGATAAATCTAAAATTACTGGTTTTGTTGGTGCTGCTTCAAAAACACTCACTGTTGTAGCTTGATAAGGTCTATTAAGTAAAACAGAGCCCATAGCCGTTACTACTTCTATTTCACCACTAGAAAGACCAAATGCATCAGGTAACAAGATTATTAAAGAACGACCTAGTTCGTCTACTGTCGCAGTAAAATCAGTACCACGAATCGCAATGTTTGCAGTAGGAGTACTAAGTTTTATGTTTTGTTTATCTATGCGGCTTAAATTACCCGTTATAAATCTAGCTGTACCTAAAGCAAAATTAAGGGACATTTTAGATTTACTAGGATCAGGGTCGTATATATATTCGTCTATTACAAGTTGTGAATGTTCTGTAAGCCTTACAACAGAGTCATCAAGGAATTTTATACCTAAACGACCATTATTCGTTATGGCTTGATCATTACTTTGTATTGCAAAATCTAACTCTGCAGTATACGGCTGATCACGAACTATTTGAGCGTTACCCGATAATTCAGCAATATCGCCTATATCAACAACTGACGCTTGTACCGCTGTCGTCTTGAACCACGCAGACAGTACCATTAGAACCAGTAGATGTGATTTTAAGCCAATCAAGTGCCAAAGTTGAAGATTGCGTAATATCGAATGTTCTACTATTACCTGTTTGGTCAAGATAGAAATAACCTCCCGCATAACCACTTCCTTCAAAATTTACTGTGTTGCTATCTCCATCTACGTCAACATAACTTGTACCTGTATCGTAATTAATATCAAAATCAAAAACGTTACTATCGCCTTGAATAATCCAATCTAGGTCTGTAGTACTTGCTAACGCTGTAGTAGCTAAATCTAAAGTAAATGTATTAGAACTACCTGTTACATCTACGTTTAGATCAGAATTATCTGCACCGTAGGTATTCGTAGGATCAACTTGTATAGTAAAAGTATTGCTATCACCATCAAACTCAAAAAAGCCTGTTAAACTACCTGCTAAAATATCACCTAGAAATTTGTTGCTATCACCTATTTGGTTAATATCTAAAGTTAAAGAATCGCCATCTAAATCTAAAGCTGTTAAAGTTCCAGCTACAGAATTTAGACCACCAATGATATTAGATGAACCAAGTTGTTCTAAATCTATGTTAGCAGTTGCTCCTGATTGATCAACATATATTTCATTGTCTGCTGTAATCAGAAAAGGTAATACTAAAATAAAACTAATTAATCTATTCATATTTTTTCTCCCAATATTTTCTATCATACCCTATTTTTATTATTTGCAAAACAGCATCTTCAATCGCTCTTTGTAAAGCTATTGTTACTGAATCATTTTCTACATCACCGCCCTCTAATTCTACTAATTCTGTTCCTGCTTCTATAAATTTAAAAACGTCTTGTGATTTTCCGTAGCTGTATATTTGTTTACTAACTAAAACATCTATTAATACTTCTCCTGTAGCCACGCTAACCATACGCAAAGATAAAGTTACGCTATCTATCCTGTATTGTTTACTTGCTCCTAAACCTAGATATCTAGCTCCAACACCACCGCTTTTAATATTAGTATCATAACCAACTACGGCTCCTTCCATAAGAACTCCTGCGAATAATAAAGGCATTAAAGGTTTTGCATCATCTTCATCTTGTCTAGCAGAACGTATTAATTGTCTTTCTTTAGTTAGGTTATCTAAACCAACTCTTTCCGCTACTCTAAAAAAGTTTCCATTCGCTGTATGTTTTAATGCACGAATAAGAAGATGACTTGGTGCTTGCGTTATAGCACTACTAAATAAAGCAAACTCACTATTACTTTTACGTTGACCTGTTTGATCAGTAAATGCTGTTGGGTAAACAGCAACAACTATGGGGATTTTAGGAACCTCTACTTCTAATAATTCTTGCGATTGTATTTCTAAAACTTTAGGTAAGTTTTCTACATAGGGTTCCCTTTCTACGCACCTTCTAACAACGGTGCCTTCTAAACTAACTTTATATTTTATACATTCGCCTTTTTGTTCAAACTGTTGTAGTACGGGAGCTACGCTACAGCTAGAAAGAAAAATCACCAACAGGCAACTGTATCGTTGTAATATTTCCATCTGGGTCTGTTATTGTTAACGTTATAATTCCATCTACTATACTGTATTCAATAGTATTACCTTCTAATTCTAATGTACCACTATCACTTGGAGTTTCACCGAATAAATTTTCTACAAGTTGTCTAGATAACTGTGCATAGATACGGCTCTCTAGATTCCTAATAAATCTAGCAAGTGTTGTATTTTCTTTATCTCTTTCTATTTCATCTTGTAAAGCTTTAATCTCTGCTTTAATAGTCATTTTTCTATTAAACTCTTGGTTTTCAATTGTTAAATAATGTGATGACGTATTAACACCACTGAAACTAGGATTTTTAAATTTAAAAGTTATAGTATCTGCTTTTACATTAGTTATAAAAATACCTAAAAACAGGATCACACCTAATAACGCTATTATTCTTAATAAGAACTGTTTTTCTGCTTCTTCTTTAATCTTTTCTTTGATCATCTCTATCCGCCTTTGCAATTTTATTACTATCTATTAAGTTTGGTACACCTAATATTGTTTTAATTAAAGTATCTTGTCTAATAATTTCATTATCTAAACTACGCACTCTATCTATAAGAGCTACTAAAATACCATGTTGTGAATCTAATTTAGTTCCTAACCTTTCTTCTATCGCACTAATTTGTTGTGCTACTTTTTCATCTACGATATCTAATTTTGTTTCCATACCATCTACTATACGAATTACAAGTTTATAAATAAACCAACCTAAACCTATAGCAGCAGCTATTGGAAAACCAACTTCCTGAATAAGAGTTACAGCACTTTCCACTAATAATCGCCCCAAACTTTAGTTTTCTTACCGCCGTCATATTCAACCGCATGACCTTCTTTAATAAGTATTTGACAAATATCTTTACCATCTTCTGTATAAGGTATTCCTAGTATTCTACCATACTTACCTTTGCCTAGAGATTTAACCTGAAAAGTTCCTACACATAGTTCTTTAAGTCTTTCTTTAGCAGCCAAGCCTAAAACTTTTTCAGCTTTATCTCGTGTTCTAGATTCTGGCGTATCAATACCTGCAAGTCTTACACGTTGTTTATGAAGTTTTACATCAAAACCTAAATCTAAAACACAATCAAATGTGTCTCCATCTATTACTCTATCTAAAGTAGCATTATATACAAATGATTCTGGTGCTTTAGCCATTTAACATTTCCACCTTCGTCTTGCTTGACGTATTCTTGAATTAGGATCATTTCTAGTTTTAGCAGAGCTTCTTTTTAATTGTCCTAAAGACCTAGCACAATATGACTTACGTCTTTTGGCTGCTTTACTACCTTTCTTTACTTTACCTGTAACAGCTCCTTTTAGTTTACTTCCAGGATTAGCTTTTCTGTAAGCCCTAATTCCCTTCTTGGTCATTCCCGCCCCTTTTTTAGTGGGTCGATAATTACCTCCCTTACCTGTTGTTCTTCTTATGGCTTTAGCTTTTTTTCTTTTTGCCATTTGCTCTCCTTTTCTTCCTAACGAATGTTCTTACGTTTCTTGGTTTACCTCCAGGATTACCAGCAGCTCTTTTTCTTCTTACAGCACTTCTACGTTGTGCCGCCGTCATACTTCTAGCTTTACTGCGTGGAACACATTTAGGGTATTTACGTTTGCTTTTACCTTTAGCAGACTTTCTACCGCATTTTTGGAACTTGCCTTTTTTCTTAGGAGCACCTATATCTACCCAGTCTCCTTTTTTGCCTTTACCAAACCATGCAGTAAGACCTCCTTTTGGTTTAGCCACGTTTTTTCCTCGCTTTTCTTATAGCTTCTTTACCCTTTTTAAATATACTTACTACTTGCGTTTTACCCATCACTTTCGCTCTCTGTTCACCGACAGTAAGAATTTGTATTTTTCTTGCAAAAGGTTTGTTAACTTTTTTAACTTTTGCAACTGTTGCCCTTGCGTCTGCAGGAGTAGCGAATTTAATACGTACTGTGTCTTTCGGATTTTCATCTGTGTATAATCTTCTTCCACTACCTTTAGGTTTTTTACCAGTTCCCTTTTTAGGGTCTTTTTTACGTCTACTTTTTGCCACGTTTTTTAGTTCCTTTTCTAGCACGTCTCATCTGTGCTGCTGTAGGTGCACCTTTTGCACCTTTTTTACGCATACGCTCACCAGAGCCTGCTTTTATTCTTTTACGTTTAGCGTGTATATTAGCCCATAAACCTTTTCTTGCCATTATCTATACCCTCCACCACGTTTTTTATATTCACGTACCAACCACCCATTCGCATAAGCACTTGGATACACTTTAAATTTACGTTTAGCCTCAGCCTTCACTCTAGCGTATAAACTAGGGTTTGTAGGTGTTGCTCCTTTTTTCTTCTTCTTTTTCTTAGTAGTTTTCTTTTTTGCTTTAGTAGGTTTTCTAGGCATATTTAATCCTCGTATAAATTATTAAAAGTTATAGATGGGTCAAGATAACTTTCATGACCCTCTGCAGAATGTAAGTGTTGTGATGGTGTAAAGTCTGGTGCACCCTCACCTGTTACCCATAAGGCAGGACTTGTGGCTCTAACCCTATTATTAGGTAAAGCAACCAAGTTTCCTTTCCACTCACAATCTTCTGTTATATAAAGCACGTGCGACTGTTTGTGCTGTGCAGGACAATCGGCAATAGCGTTATTTGTATAATCTACTGTAAACATATACTTACCAGTATAAAACTTTCCGTCTATTTTGCAAAGCCATGGAGAAGAACTTACTCTATCCATAACTATAACCGAATGGTCTCTTGATTCACAATCCCAAGGCTGACATAGATGGTCTTCCATAGGCACCGCCCAATCCTCTACAGGTATATCTGCTATAAGACCCTGTATAGGCATACGTGCCCACATTGCACCACCATGTATATTACCCTCGTCCCAGTCATCGTATTCGTTTTCGCAACCTGTGAAAACTACCTGAAAACTCAAAGACCTATCTGGTATTGTGTTAACGGCGAAAGCTATTGCGTGTAAAAACTCGCCGTGATATCTTGTGTGATTAGCTGTGAATTCCCTTCGCACCCAACATTTAAAGTGCGGGATATTACTTATGAGATGAGGCACTACTTCCTTCTTTTTCTTCTCATTACTTTCTTTTTAGCCCCACCACGTTTCTTATACTTAGAACTCTTTAAAGCTCCGCCTCTTCTCATGTATTTAGATTTTTTCATTATTTTTCCTATGTAATTTATTAGCGTAGTTTTGCCATGACTTTTCTATAAGTCTATCAATCCATGCTAATAATTTTTGTTTAACCTTGCCCTCCTAAGAGAACCCTATCTCTAAGTCTAGTCGCTCTTGGTCCTACTTGTGTAGCCCAACGACTATCCATCATCTCAACCGCAGCAGTTTCCCAATTATGTTCTTCTAATGCAGTTAAAAACTTTTTGAATTTTAATAATCTAGTTATACCTAAATTAAAACCCATGTTTGCTAAAACTCTTTTAATATCTTCTGGCAGATGTATCCACCATGAAAGATTTCTATCTAATTCTTTTGTTACTGTATTGATATCGTTTTCAAAACATTCTTTAATTCTTTCGTTAGAAACAGGCGTACCCACTTCTTTTCCGTGTTCTGGGTCTGTTTCTAGAATAAGATGACCTATACCAAAAGTTGGATAGCCTAAATGATCTAAGTATATTTTATCAATACACCCCTCATCAAAAGTAAGTTCTTCTCTTAATTTATCAATGTTCATAATATTGGCACCGTTGTTGCTCCATTGGTTTTTATGCTTACTTTTCCCAAAGCCATATTGCCTTGTACTCCTTTTTCTTCCCCAACGTATAAATCTATCCATTGTGTTCCAGTCCATAGTTGTAATTGATCCGTACTTAAATTATAAATTATATCTCCTTTATTAAACAAATTTAAATTTCTTTGGTTTTCATTTACAGTTTGCGTTGCGTCTATATCTTTACTACCTAAAGATAATTCTAATACTCTTACTAATCTATTAAATATTGCAGGATCAAGAGGTCCTACTGCGACAGGTAATTTTGTTTCTAACAGTTTAGACATTACCTTTGACCGTCAGGTTTTAAATCTAAACGAGTAGCTCCTAATCTAAAACTCATACCAGTATCGTTTGTGTTATCGTCGTTAGATTGCACACGTATTACTGCTTGTCTACCTCGTAATCGTGTATCTAATTTTGTAGTGTTAGAAAAACAAGAGGCTGTAGTTACTGTCGTTAAATCTTCTCCTGGAAAATTTCTTTTTTTCAAAACAAAATCAACTTTTTGTCCTGACGAACCTAAGGAGCCACTACCTATAAATTTTATATCAGGAATAATTCTATTAACATATTGGAAAAAATCTCCCTCTCCTATATCAAAATCACTAGATTCAATAAAAACATTTTGCATAGCTGAACCATTATCGTCATGACCTACTTCGTGATTAAAAACACAACTACTATTAGTTGATATTTCATGTGTCGCTATAGGGTTGTCTAAAGTGCCTTCGTCTAACCATGCATTTCTAGATAGTTGTCCTATTGACCAAACGTTTTCTTCGTAATTATAAACAACATACCTATCTATATTAGTTACACCTGATGAGCAATAAAACCACCCTACTTCATCAAAAGCCTTATTAGAAAATCCAAAAACTTGAAATGATTGCGATATGTTCATATCACTAAAAACATAATCTAAAACAGAACAAGGAACTGTAGCAACTCTACCTGTATAAACGTAAAACCCTTTTTTATCCATCCAAAAAATACCTTTAGTGGTGTTAACAGCTGCGTTTGGACTTATCATACTTATACCTTCATTTATTAGATTAACACCGAACGTAAAAGGCTGTCCTATAAAACTTAAAGAATAAAGAGCAGTATCTGTCCAAACTAATGTTTCTTGTCTTGCTCTAATTGCACCTATAATTAGAGAACCTGAAGATAAACGTAATGAACCTGCAGTATTAGTCGGTAAAGGTTCCCATTGTGTTACATCTTCTTGGTCGCTAAAAGCTATAAGTAATGGATCAGATGTTCCTGACCTTGCTCCACCTTCTATAGGGTCAGCTCCGAAACAAATAACGTGTCTATCAATATCACTTACCAAAACTTGAAGTGCTACCGTAGGTGCTAAATTTGCTCCTGATAAATCTGGTAATGCTACTGCTCTAGTAGATGTTCCAGTGCTTGTATCCCAATAGAAAACGCCACCACCTCTAGCATTTATAATTAAATCTTCACCAAAGTTATCGTGCGACCATAATCGTAATTGTGTAGCAAAAGATAATGGAGAAACTGAACCGAAAGTTCCTTCTCCCCAAGCACCAGCACTCCAGCCTGTTGATGCTATGAAAACATCCAATCCAACATTTAGTTGATATGCACCATCAACTCCTGAACCACCATTTCCTGTATCGCTAGAATTAGCTGTTGCTGAAGCAGTAAAAGTATAAGTGTTAGAACTTGGTACAGCTGTAATTTGGTGCTCTTGGTTTAAAACAGTTGCTGTTATATTTCCGCCTAAACTAACAGCACCACTTATAGTAACAAAATCTCCTATAACCGCACCATGACCACTATCAGTTGCAGTTATATCAGCACTTCCGTTAGTAGCAGAAAAGGTAATACTGTTTGTAGATGTTTTCCTTATAGGCGTTATATCGTAATAATTAACACCCTCTACAATATAATACTTTTGTGTGGCACCTATTCCTATAAACTGTGTGCCAGCGAGTGATTGCCATGCATGTAAAGCTCTACCACGAGATATGAAATTATTATCGCTTCTTCTCGCCCAACCACCTATTTTTTCGGGGAGCCCTTTTCTAAATCTTATTAAATTACTATCGAACCAACCACCTTCGTTAGAATATGCTGTAAGTTCTTTATTAATTCCTGGTTTGAATAAAAATTTTTGTAAAGGCACTTAATCTCCTATATAAAACTAGCAAACACTATAGAGCCTAGTATAAACGGATAAACCCCCCAAAGTAACATTTCTAATCGTTTAAATTTAGCAGAGCCTTCATCTAATCTTTTTTCTATATATTCATAGCGAATAGCACACTCTCTTTCGTGTGCATTTAACTCTGCTAAAGCGTCTTTGACTGTTGGCATTACTTATCTTTAGCTTTACCTACATTTAAAGCACACCAATCTATAATTTTATATAGTTTACCAAACCAGACATCGTCTTTAGGTGTTGGTGTGATAGCTGCTATTACCGAAGCTACAGCTATAATTGCAGTAATCCATACTAATACGTTTAACCAGACCATTATTCCTCCTGTTCTTCTTCGTTTTGTAATTCGTTAGTTTGTTCGTCTACTTCTTCAACAACAGTATCAACTACATCGGATACGGAATCTCCAACTGTATCAACAACAGAACTAACATCATCTAGCACCGCATTAGTTATATTACCTGCTGTTTCAACAGATGAGTCAACAACACTGGTTACTAAATCTTGACCGCCATCTATAACCGCCCCAATACTGGCACAAGAAGTTATAAATAAAGGTATTAATATTAATGATATGTTTTTCATTAGTCACTCTCCTTTTTTGTGTTTTCTTCTGTTTCTTCTTGTTCTAAAGAATCAACAAAAGCTTTTTGGAAAACAGATAAACTTGCATTAACTTGATCAAGTTCAAACTGTGCTCTCCTTTGTTTATTAGATAAATCTAATATTTGTGAATGAAGATATTTTTGCTCTGGAGCTAAATCTTCTATTTTAATTTCAGTGCCGTCTTCTTGCACTAAAGTATCTATTTTTAAAGTATTTTTCATCCTAATCCCCTTATTTAAATTAACTTAATATTTTTGTAACTGATGTTGGTGATACCTTTTCAGCTATACTTGCATCAATGCTTGCTTTTAGTGCAGTAACCTCATCACTACCTAAAGCAGCTTCTACCCAACCTTGTACATCGCTAGCTTTGAGATTTGACCAATTAATAAAACTTGATAAATCACTCGTATCTAAAGCTTGTGATCCATAAACAGATGAAGCTTGTGGATTGCCATCTGCATCATTATTGCTATCATCAGTGCCAGTAAGTCTCCAGTGAACAGTATGCACCACATTTGATTTACCACTTTTTGATGGGTATGTATCACAGGTGTTTACATTCCATGTATAAGATATTGCCATATTATTTCTCCTTTAAACTCGCAATTTCACTTTTCAGTGATTCTATTTGTTCTTGTTGCTCTTGCATACCTTTTACAAGATGCGTAACAAGTTTACTATAATCCATTGAGTAATAACCATCTTCATCTTTGTTTACTGCATTCGGCACAAGTTCCTCAACCTCTTGTGCTATTAATCCTTCATCTGCATGGTTGTCAGCTTTCCAATTATAGGCAACAGGATTAAGGTTATTGATTACATCTAATCCTCTTGATGATCCTGTAACATCTTTTAGTCTTGAATCTGAAGATGTGTTATAAGTTACGGCATTTGTTGAGCTTTGGTTGATTGAGCCAATCTGTGTACTGTTTCTTCTAAATACATATAATTCAGCTCCTCCAGAAGTGCCATCCATATTTTGTTGAATGTTTACTCCAGTAGATGTATGTTGAAAAGATATACCACCTACACCTTGATTGGTTGTGGTTCCTATAAGAACATGACCATCAGTATTAACACGCATCCTTTCTGTTGTAGAACCACCACTAGGAGTTGTATCAAAAGTTATATTTTGACCACCTCCAGTATGTTTTATATTAAAATTAATACCAGCAGAATATATATAATCGCCACCAGTTTGAGTAATATTACCTGAAGTATCAATAGTTAATCTTCTTGTATCAGCAGTTTTTAAGCTAAAGGCGTGGCTTGTTGTTGTCCCAAACTCCATGTCTGTTGTAGCATCGTTGTATTCAATAGCTGCTGCAACTGCACTACCATATCTTTCAAAATTTGCTAATTTTACATCCCCACTACTACTAAATTGTCCTACAAATGTAGCAACTGTATCACCTGCAGAAGCATTAACTACTTCTAGTACAGTTGTTGGACTTGTAGTTCCTAATCCTACTTTCCCATCTGATTTAATTACAATATGACTTGCTGTATTTCCAGCACCTAGTTGTAAGTCACCTGATGATTCTCTATTATAAACAAAAGCTGTATCACCAGATTTTGAAATATGTAAAGCATCACTTGCTGTACTACCATTATCGGCATCAGTAACATATATAATACCACCACCTGATGCACCTGCTGCTCCTTCAACATGAAGGTTGCCTTGTGGACTTGTAAGCCCTATGCCAACTGCACCACCTGAAGTTATACGCATTCTTTCTGTGCCTGAAGTTCGTAATCTTAAATCTTCAAAATCTATTGTAAGTGGCTCATAACCTGTTAAGCCCTCATTACCTGAAAAGAAAATAGTTCCTGAACCTGCTGATTGTGGAAGTATTGCAAATCTATCTTCTCCTGATGTAGCACTTACAGAAAAGTCTCCATTAACTCTTGTATGACTTCCAAAAGTTGCACCTGCATTAAAAGTTGCAGCACCAGAAGCTGACATATCAAGGGTAAGGGCAGTTACCGAAACACCGTCATCATTTCCTGTAAATATAATATCTTTATCTGATATAGTTGACCTTATTGTTAGATTTGAAGAATCCATATTAATATGACCAACTTCTGTACCATTATCTTTAAATCTTATTTGGTCTCCAGCTGCATCAAGACTAATATCTCCACCAATATCTAGTGTAAAATCTCCACTATCTGAAATAGTAGAACCATCAATTGTTATATCATCTACTGTAAGAGTGGTAAGTGTTCCAAGACTTGTAATATTAGTTTGTGCTGCTGTTGATAAAGTTCCTGCTAACTCTCCGCTAGACCCATAAATAACTGCTTTGCTATTTACAACTGTGTTAGCTGTAGAGCCATCTAATAAATTTAATTCTGTTGCAGTGCTTGTAACACCATCAAGGATATTAAGCTCTGCAGTGGTTGAAGTAACTCCATCAAGAATATTAAGTTCAGCTGCGGTTGACGAAACAGTAGTGCCGTTTAATGACAAAGCATCTGTTTCTAGTGATCCGTTAATATCCATATTGCCTTCTAAATCAATATCGCCATTAACAATTAAATCATCTGTGACTGTAAGATCATCTGAGATAGTTAAATCATCTACTGTTGTAGTTCCACCTAGATTTAAGTTAGTAAAAGCATCAACCATAGCAGCACTAGAGCCTGCACCGTCCGAATATATTGCTTTTACATGACCTGCTGGAATTGTTACATTAGCACCACTGCCTTGTGAAATAATAATGTTTTGTGATCCTGATGTACCGTTTTCAATCAACCATAGTTTAGATACAGTATTAGGTCCTATGGTTATGGTACAAGCTGAATCAAGTGTACCTGTATATTTAAGATACAAAGACCTTCCAGGATCAGTAGAACCGTCTGCAATAGTAGTAGTGTGGGTATCTGCATTGGTTGTTATAGCCTCTGTACCGAAACTAAACGCCTCAGCAATCAGCTCTAAATTAGTGTTAGTTGAAGTCCCCCAAGTACCTGACTCATCACCTGTTGCTATTTCTTTTAATCTTAAATCATTTACATATGTAGCCATTTGTGCCTCCGACTATTTTGATTGTACACTATATTTACCGAAATTTTAAGCAACTTCTTTCCAATTAGGTGTTTGGTTTTCTGAAACATTAGAAAAACTTGGTGTTTGTGTAGTGCTTATATTAGAGTAGTTTGGTGTTTGGTTTTCTGAAACATTAGAGTAGTTTGGTGTTTGTGTATTACTCACATTAGAATAGTTTGGTGTTTGACTATCATTAACGAGACTCCAAACATTTACTTTTTCTGTTTCACCAGTGGCTAATACTCCCGTAGGCGTGACTACAGCAGTAGCTATATTTGTAACAGAACCTAAAGCTGAAGTTCCTGAAAAACCTGTTACTGTAAGTATATTGTTAGTAACTAAAGATATACTTCCTAGAGAACTTGTAGCAGAAATACCTGTTACTGCTACATTAGCTGCTGCAGATACAGATTCATCACCAAGAGTTCCTACTGATGCTGAACCAGAAACTCCTGTAACAGCAGCCCCCATGGTAATAGCATCACCTAAAGCTGAAGTTCCAGTATTTCCTGTTACTGAAGTATTAGCTGCTGCAGCAACTGTTTCTGATCCTAATACTGATGTACCTACATTACCCGTAACAGAGATATTAGCTATTCCTGTTACAGTTTCACTTCCTAAAGCTGATGTAGCACTTACTCCAGTAACTGATACTAAAGCTTTAGCTATTACTGTTTCGCTACCAAGTGCAGTAGTTCCTGCAACTCCAGTAACTGATACTAAAGCTTTGGCTATTACAGTTTCATCACCAAGAGCAGATGTTGCACTAAGTCCTGTTACTGATACGGATACAGAGGTTCCTCCCCATACATCAGAGCCCCATGTACCTCGCCCCCAACCTACGGACATTTATTTAAGCTATTCTTATAATAGCGTTTGATGCGTCTGCTGTTGGAAATTGAATTGTAAAATCACCTGCTGTTGAGGTTTTATCTCCACCAAAATCTAATACACATACAGCAGGATCACCTGAAGCACTATCATTAAATATTAAAGCACCTCTAGCAGTAACAGTAGCCGTACTAAATGTTAAATCTGCAAAATCTGTTAATGCAGTAGTTCCTGATGTAGATGGGTCTACCCTAGTTAATGAGGCACCTTTTGCAGTATAGTTTGTACCAGATACTTCATTAGAAGTGGTGTACGCAGTTGTAGAAGCATCAAGACTAGCTGAACTTGTGTAAAGTGCTAAATTAAAAGTGCTGCCACCTGAGTTTTTAAAATTATGTACGCCTTCTAATAATTCTTTTTTAAAAGATGTACACATCGCTTGTGAAATTGCCATTATAGTCTCCTTATAATTTCAGCCATATCTTTATGACCTTGTTTTTCTAATAAACCTGCTACTGTTGCTCTATCGCTAGCTATAGCTTGTTTTAAATATAATAAAACGACTTGTGCCATATTATTTGCAAAAGCATTAGCTTGTGCTTTTACCATTGGGTCAGCATTATCACTAATACTAATAAGTCTTTCCATTATTCTTTCAGTCCAGTATTCTGGACTTAAACCTTCGTTTTGTGTAGTTTTTACACTAACATTTCCAATTTTAGGTGTTACTTCAACACTAAACATTAGCTCCTCCAGGATTTAATTTTATTTGATCATTTCTAGCTTCATCTCTAACATTCTTAAATTCACCCAGTAATTTTAATGTACTTAATGCTTCTTGAAATTTATTTTCATAAAGCGATATACTTTGGGGATCAAGTTTAAGAAAATAAGCTCCTTCTACTAAAGAACCATAAAGCATTGCGTTAGGTGCGTTTTTAGATAACCAACTTTGACCACTATCTGCTAAAGTAGTTAAAGAAGCAGGTCTGTAGTAATAATGTAGTTCTACACTATAATCTGTATCTGGTGTAGGTGCAACGATAAAACTATCTTCATCAAACTGTGCATAGTAAAGGGGTTTGCCTGTTGTTGCGGCTTGTGGTGTGAAATCTCTTATAAATGAAACTTGTTTTAGTAAAAGATAAGAATAATTATTACTGCCGTCTATTACAGCTAAACTAAATGATGATAAATAATCATCAGGTGTACTTAAATATGTGTTTGTTTGGCTTAATGTTCCTGTAACATTTTTACGAAATACAGGAAGTTGTACGTTTTTAAGTATCCTTTCTTCGGTTGTTGTAATGAAATTGTTTAAATTATTAACAAAAGTTGTTTCAGAGCTATCTAAATAATCTTGAATAGCTGTTTTCAAAGTACTATAGGTAAATCCTGCCATTATGTTATACTCACTGTTACGCTACCAACGTTACCGCTTGTTTGTAGTCCTTCTAGTTTACTACCGATTGGATCACTTTGAAAAGTCATACCACCTGCTGATGCATTAGTTGTTTTTACTAAACCTAGTTGTGATTGCGGTAAAGTGACTTCTGGTCTAGGTTGATGTAAAGCTTCTGCGTCTGCTGATATTGGTGGTGGGTCTAATTGTGGGTGTTTAGGCTCATAACACTCCCGACATACTTTTGAATTATTCCACTCTTGTCTAGCTTGCGTATATTTGTATCTAAAACCACAAGTATCGCAAATAAAGTAAGCATATTTACCAGAAGCGTAAGCCATTAAATATATTGCCTTTTTGGTACTATTTTAAGTGGCGACCTGTCTTCGTCGTACTTAATAGCGTTTAATAAATCTTGTTCATACTGCTGTTTTAAAATAGGCAGTTTTTGTGTATTTTTCTTAAGACATAAATAATAAGCTAACCCTGATGTTAGACAAGGTAAAAACCTATTAGGTACGTCTATGTCTTGGTCTGAAGCGTCTATATCTTCTATAGTTCTCCAAACATAGTAAATGAGTTTGTCCGTTGAGTTCTCTGGTGTTGGATAAAGATGTAAAATCGGTGTGGTTTTTCTTTCTAACCAATATTGGGTAGGTCTTGCTTTTGTTGATTTATTTGGTATACCAACATATTCGTTTCTGTCTATTCTGCTGACACTAAGGTCTGTAACTACGTCGTTTACAGTTTTAGATATATATGCGTCAAGAATATCTATATCGAAACTATTTAAATTATATTCGTTAGTACCTTCGACTAAAGATAATTCTACTTTAGCGACTTCCCACATTTGTATGCCTCTGTTATTCCAGTCGGCAAACATAATATTTAATGAACGTCTTGCAGTTATTGCATCATAAGACGTACGAGCTTCTAAACCTGCAAGCTCATACGCCTCTTCGATTGCGTTTGCAACATTAACTGAAAAAGCTCTTGTGCCCGATGTCGCCATTAGTTGTAATAGGCTACAAAGAAATCACAGTTAGCTAAAACAACATAAGCACCAGTTCCAAACTTTACACCGTCATTAGGTATATAGTGGTCGAAACTTTCATTTGCTGCTGAACCAAATTTAAAATGTATTAACAGTTTAGTGCCTGAAGCACCAGTGCCGTCATAGATTTTAATTTCACCATCAGCTGCACTAGATTGTGCTTGTATTGATTGGATTCTAATAGGTCCTAAATTAGTTGCAGTGCCTGCACCACTACCAATAAAACCTTGTAATTGACCAGTTGCAGTCAAAGCCTTAGACGCTTTTACATCTGATGAACTCATAGTGATCTCCTATTATGCGTCAGCAAATGGTGTAACTATAGTACCTGAGCCTAAAATTATTCCTTCTACTGCGTATTTTGCAGATGCTATGGCAGTTACTTTTATAATACTACCTGCAAGACCACCTTTAGTAGAACCATTTAAAGTAATAACATCGTTACTAGCACCAGATATAAATGTTTTACCTGTAGCGTCATCTTTACCAGTGTAAAGCCCACCAACGAACTTATCAGTTCCATCTGTTAAAATATCCATATCTGTGGCTGCAGTTTCTACTACAAAGAAGAAGGAAGCACCTAAATTATTTAATTGATTAGGATCATCGTCTCTTCCTGGAGCAGTTGCTACAATACTAGGTAAAGTAAATTTACCATCTGCATCATTACACGTTAATACTTTTCCTGCGTGTGCTGCAACAGTAAGTGAAGTATCTGCTGTCAAGCTAACTACGTTAGCATTACCTGCTGAAATAAATCCCGCTAATGATTGTACGGGACCTGAAAATGTACTTTTTGCCATATTAAGTCTCCTTAATAAATCTATCGTCTTGGCTTGTCTGCTAGGGCAGTCGATAGATAATTAATATATATCCCTAGTTCTGTCTACATTTTATATTATTAAATACAAAAAAGAAAGGGGACCGAAGCCCCCTTATTAAACAAATAAGCTTGTTTACGCTCCAGGAGAGCCGAAAATACCTCTCCAATCACTAAACCCAAAACTATATCTTTCTCTAGCTTTATATCTAACATTACCTGTTTCGAAATCACCTTCCATACTTGTTTGTACTGGTGTTCTTACAAAATGTTTTAAGCCATTAGGGACATCTGTTTTTAGGAAGAATGCGTCTGTGTCAGTCAAATAGTTGTTAACAACGTAACCTTGTGGGACCATACCCATATTTCTGATTGCGTTGATATCGTTATCTGATGTTGAAACACGTCCAGGAGACTCCATAAGTCTATCAGCAACAAATTGTAGTGCTGGTGGAATTATAAGTTTAGTTGCTTGTGCATTGATTTTTAAACCTCTTTCATCTTTAAAGTCAGCAATATCAATTAATGCTTGTTCTAAAGAAGTTTCGTTTAAATCCGCAGCTGTAGATAATTCATTTCTTAAATCAATGTTACCTACAGTTGGGTGATCAGTTGCACACAACTCTTTACCATCGCCTCCAACAAAAGATGAATTAAAAGCGTTGTTTAAAACATTAGCTGCTTTAACTTGCTTTGTAGTATTCATCGACCTTGCTAGTGCTCTTGTATATCTTGAAGAAAGAGTATCGTAAAGATTATCCTCTATCGCTTCTTCTGTCAATGCAAAAGCTAAGGCTATAGTCTCATGTGAGTACCTAGATGTAAACGATTCCTGTGCAGTATCATAAACAACAGCAGCTCCCTCACCTTTAGTCGGTGCCTCGCCAAAACCTGAAAGCATAACTTCTTCTTCAAAAGCTCTTTCTGAACTTTCTGTGTCGAAGATTTCTTCATGTTGGTTTTCATAACTGTCGTATTCTAATCCAAAGAGAGCGTGCAAGCCAGGAACTAGCTCTTTGACTAGTTGTGCTCTGTTAATTGCCATGTTATTCTCCTATATTAGACTGCAAAAGTGTTTGTTGGGAACGTGAATAGAGCTCTTGCGTTAGCACCAATCGAATTGCTTGGGTTTGACGCAAAGCCTACACATAATGCCACACCACTTGATGTAGTTGCTGTAACACCCTCTTTAGACCTACCAGTAACTGTACTACCAGCAGTTGTAGAAAGAGTGTATTTGTTACCGATAAAACTTACTGCTGGAGTTCCAGCTGTAAATTGTGCTTCGTATACAATTCCAGGGTCATTGTATACTAAAGCTTCGGCGTCAGCACTACCTAGTGTTGCGGTACTTCCTGTCCACACTTTAGAAAACGTAGGTTCACCATCAGACGCTGTGAAAAATACCCCGTAAAACACACCTACAGGTGTATCAGTCGCTCCTGCTTGTTGTACATAACCGCTTGAAAGAGTAACAACATCTCCACTAAATATGGAAGTGCCATAACCACTTGCGATTCTCATCTTTGCAGGACGAATAACACCACCATAAATATGATACGCAGGGGTAAAACCATCAGGGGCGTTTGTATTTGCCATGTTGATTTCTCCTAAGTTTTATTATAGTTAATATTAATCGTCGAAATTATCCTAACCCTTGTCAGAATTATTCCTACTACCAAATTCGACCTTAGTACTTCTTTGAATATCACTTGGTTTCAAAGGCATTCTAGGGTCACTTTCTCGCATAAGATTCTGGTCAACACCGTCGATTGCAGACTTCGCCTGCTGCGTAAAATAATCATTTCTTGATTTTGCGGTTTCTACAGGAACTTTTGCAAGTATTAGTCCTCCAACACCAATAACCCCTTTGTTTCTTCCGTGGTCAATACTAGGTGCTTCGAAATCAGGATAATCTTCTGCTCTTACAGGCTCATATCCTTCTCTAATACGTTTAGACATATTAGATTTATCATCGTTGCCTCTAGTTGATTCACGTATCCACCTGAATTGATATCCAGGAGGTGCTTCGGGTGCATCTAACATAGATGGGGGTGTCCAAGGTTTACTGCGAGTTTGAGAGTCTCGTGTCTCTGCAGACCTAGAGTTTCTGTCTGTGACGACTTCAGTTTTTATAATATCATCTGTCATTTTATACTCCTTCAATATGCTTTGCATATTCTGTTAATGGAACGCCGAGTCTTTTAGCAATAGCTACTTGACTAGGTGTCAGTTTTACTTTGCGTGCACCTTTCTTACCTGCGACTCCAGGAGTCGAGGCAGCAACTTGTTGCACGGGGGCTTGTTGCTCTTGCGAAAACTTTGTTGGGAAGTTTTTTCTCATCTGTTTATCTACTTCCTTATAATATTCATCTGAGGTTGGGTCATATCCTTGTTCTTCAACTAATTGTCTATGTATACCGAAAGCTGCAAAAGTCATCACAGTATCCTCACCAAACCAAGTATTGTTCTTAGCCCATGCTTCTGCTTTTGGATCAGGAGCAGGTGGCGTATCTGCCTGTAGCTGTACTTGTTCTTGATGTGATTGCACAGATTGCTCTGCTTTTTTATCTCTAATCGCTTGTTGTGCTTGCAGCCTTTTTAAATTTTCTGCTTCAGCACTTGCACGAGATAATGCTTCAGTAGCATTTGCTATGTTTTCTGCATCTCCAGCATCTTGGGCTTCTTTCAAATGAATTTTAGCCCTTTCAATGTCTGATTGTACCCTACTATCGTACTCTTTGAAAAGAGAAGAGTCAGAATTTTTTAATTTTTCTTGTAATTCTGTATTAGTGTGGTTAATTGATTTTGCATAGTTTAACGCTTCGTCTCTTTGACGTTCAGCTTCACGCATTTTATAAGTAAGTTTGTCTATACGTTTTTTGACGTTATCACTTACTTCATCTAGTTCATCTTTTGTTTGAACGTTTTCTTCAACAACTTCTTCAACAACTTCTGTTGTTGTTTCTTGTTCTTCTTCTGGTAAAACCAGTTCTATATTTTCTGCTTCATTATTTTGCATAATTTCTCCTGTTAATTATGATATTATTGCTTCTGGATCATCAACAACGGCTAGTATTTCGTCATCGTTTAAAAGTCGCATATCGCCACCTTCTATTTGAAAACGTGCACCAGCATATCTGCCAAATATGACCCAATCACCTTTCTTACACCATGGACCTTCTGGAAATTTAATTGTATCTCCGTATGCGTCTGGACCTAATGCAACAACGTGTCCTACAACTGTTGACAGCCTTTCTTTATCAATAGTTTGTCTAGCAAGTTGTATTCCACCTTTAGTTGTACTAGGCAGTGTGAATGGTAAAATTAAGATACGATACCCCGTAGGACGTGGTAACTTATCTGCATGAGATTCGTAGTTTTCTGGCGTTATCGTGTTTTCATCAGGCTCTAAATCCCTGACCTTACCTTTACTGCCAAAATTATCTACTGTGTTTGGAATAACATTTTTGTTACTCATCTGCATCCTCCATATTAGAATGAATAGTTTGTAGTTCTGCTATTGCAAAACTCAAACCGTTTATTTCACCTACAATCCGTTGGTATTGTTCAAAGTTTTCAATACCACCTGCTGCAAGCGTTTGCGTGAGAGAGTCTATTCTCGCACGATATTTTTGGAGCAAATGCTCCAATAGTCTTATATGATCCACTATTTAATATAGTTGTACCAAAGTAAGCCTTTTGTCTGTCCGTAAGCAGCTTTTACTTTAGATTCTTGACCAACAACTTTGCCGTCATTATCTGTTATAAGTTCGCCAGCTTTAACGTCTTGAGACTTTGATGTATCCTCAAACGCAGAAGGAACAGACATTTTTTGTTTTGCTCCTTGTGCTTTAGGATTTGGATAGTCTTTATTTCTATGCATAATTATTCTCCGTTTGGATTATTATTACTCTCTCGAACTGTTTTGACAAGTTCGGTAAAGTTCTTATCGGCGTCAGATTTAGTCTTAGCCTCTAATTCTTGTAAGTCTACAGCAGCTTTTATTTGTGTTGCTTCTCTTTGAGCATTTATACGTTGCATGTCTATTTCTTTATCACGTAAATCTTCTTGTTCTTTTTGTGCTAATTGTTCTTTTTCTAATTGTAATTGTTGTTGGAACATCTCCATTTGTGGGTTTTGTTGTGCTATAGCTTGTGCCTGTGCCATAGCTTGTGCTTGACCTGTAACTTGTTGTGTTGCTTGGGCTGCCATCATCGCTATTTGATTCATAACTTCTGGTGGCATAGGTCCATCCATTGACGGTAACGGTTGACCCATAGCTTGTTCTATTTGTTGTTTATAAAGTATTGCTTGTCTTTCTTGTATATTAGCTCCTATGGTTTGTGTTGCTACAGGGTTTTGTTGAATCATAGGATTTTGTAAAAATGCACTATGTGCTGCAATATATGCTTCTTGATTTTGAAAATCATACGCTTTTATAGGTTCACCTTTCATCGCAGACTGTTGTTCGGATATAGGATCACGTGGTGGTATTTCCTCATCGGGCGGTAATATAGCGTCTATATCTTTAACGTTAAGTGCAATATACATTTTACGATAAGCTTCTTTTAAATTATGTATATCAGGAGCCGCTTGTGCCATTTGTAGTTGTGTTTGTGCTAAAGTAATTCTTTGTGTCATACTGAATATGTTAGGGTCGCTAACAGGAATTACATCTACGCTATTATCAAAATCTTCTTTAAAAACATTTTCATTATTACCTTGAACTTGATAAGGGTACTCGGGTGGTAAAAATTCACCAAAAACCCTTTTAAGTATTTTAAATTCATTACGTTGTGCGTAATGCAGTCTTTTATGGATAGCAGACATAATTCTTTGTCCTTTTTCCATAAGAGCTACTGTTGTACCTACGGGTGCTTCACTATTACCGTCTCCTGTTGGATTTTCTACAGTAGAAGCAAACCTTTTTCCTGCATCAACTAAACCACCTAACAAAGCGTTTAATGTTCCACTTGGTTCTTTATATGGTAATGGTAAAAATGCATCTTGTAATCTTCCTCCAGGAGCGTCAACATCTCTCCATTCTCCAGGCTGTAGGGGATCATCGTGTCTTTGTATATTTAAACCTCTTGATTTAAATCCTGCGGGTAAATTACTTAGTGTGCCTGCGTCAATAAGTTGTCTAAGTATAGCTGTTACAGATTTAGTTAAACCACCCATCATATGTATTAAACCAAAACCATAAAAACCTAATCCTGGAAGAAATTTATAATGTGTAAAATATTCTATCTTTTTACGCATAGGATCAGTTTCACTGTAGTTTGGTCTTATAGCTAAAATTTTGCTGTTATCTTTACAAATCGTTACGATATACGGTAATGCTAGTCCTGTTTCTTCTCCAGCATCATTTACATCTTCATAGCCTTCTAAATCTAAATTTACGTGCATTTCTAGTAAAGTATATTCTTCGTCGTTCGCTGTTCTTGATAATCCTTGTAATTCATCTATTTTTGAATCAACATCAGTATTATCGTAACCACCTTCAGGGTCCATCATATCCATATCTTTATATAAACCTGATATTTGTAACTTTTTCAGGTCATTCGGCGACATATGTATTACGTGTGTAATTCTAGGGGATGTAAGAAGGTCTACAGCGTAATAAGGGACTACTAAATCTTCAGATTTTACAAATCTTGCTACTGCACGTCCTACGGCAGGGTCGTAATAAACTTTTTTAAATGCTGAACCTGATAATGGAAGATAAAAAAGTAATTGATCCATTTCTGGGTCATATTCTTCCATTTTGTAAGTTATTTGATAGTTCATAAAGTTTTTTACTCTATTCGCTTTTTCTAACTTAGCATTATCTGTTACACCTAAAACTTCTGTATCGACAGGTCCGCCTGCAGGCAACATTTCTTTGTATGCTTGTGCTTGGAACTGGGTTACTGCTTCTGCAAGTATCGGATGGTGTACTCCTGATGCACCAATAAATGGTTCTGATCTATTGTCGCTGTTAATACCTAATAAATCTAAACCCTCACTATAAGTTCTAAACCAATCGTTACGAGAATCTAAATCTTCTTCGTAACTATGTATTAATTCTTGTGCTATGGTATTTAATTCGTTATCGTCTATAACTTCAGCTAAATTTTCTCCAAATTTACCAACATTTAGGTTTTCTTCGACTGCACCTAGACTAACACTACCGTCTGGGTTAATTGTAAGTTCGGTTTCTTCTAAATTTTCTTCAGGAAGTACTTCTAGTTCTAATTCTTCTTCAGGTTGAAGTGGTTGGGGTATCGCTTGTTTTTCTATAGCCATAATTTCAGCAGTATACCCTTTATTTTATTAATAATAAACCCTTTGAGGTGGATAGTAACTAGGTGTATCTCCCATATCTGTCGAAAGTTGTAAAAATCCACCTTGTCTAAACCGTGCTAACGCTAAAGTTGTAGCATCGACAAGGTCATCGTGTTCACCTCCAGGAAAATCACTAACTTCTTCCATAAGTTCTTCACCAAAACGGTTATCAGGTACCCAAACACGTCCATCTTGGAAAATTGGTGACACAGAATTTAGTCTTGCTATTTTATCTTGCCCTTTTCCTGGACTAAATGTGTTTACAGGTATACCAATACGTCTTAATTCTTGGATAAGTGGCAATCCTGACCCTTTTGCTTCAATAATTACGCTATCAGGAGCCCAATATTCGTATAACCGTAACGCTTCTGCTTTTAATTCAGGAAAATCGAATCTTTCTTTGATACAGTCTATTAAAATCAGGTGGGCTTCGTCGCCATTATAGATTTCATCGCCTATTTTACCCTCTGGATAGAAAACACCCCACGTTGTAATAGCTGTAAAGTCAGCTCTTTCACTTTTTAAGAACGCAGTATCGTAACTTTGTATTAAATAATCGCAAGTTGGTGGTTTTTCTTGGTCCCAAACCATAAACCAGTCTTTAGGTATGATAGAAATACCCTCTCCTGTAGGTCTTTGCATGTATTGTGCCGCCCATTTTGATGGACTTACCGACGCTTTTATACTTTCTAGCTCATCTTTTGACCAAAAATTAGACCAAAGTGGGTTTCCACTAGGTAAAATTGCAGGAAATTCAATAACTTCCCATTGATCTGCACCTTTTTCTTGTGCCATTTTCTTAATTAACCTACCTGTAAGGTCTTTTTTAGACCAACGGGTCATAACTATTACTATTGCACCTCCAGGTTGTAGTCTTTGTCGAGGTCCTGTCATAAACCATTCGTAAGCTTCGTCTAATGCTTTATCAGACATAGCGTCTTGTTCGGAGTGCGGGTCATCGATAATAAACAAATCGGCACCTCTACCCGCTAAAGCACCTCCCGTACCTGCAGCGTAGTATTCCCCGCCTTTATTTGTTAACCATTTTCCCGCACTTCTGCTATCTGCTTTTAGTTCTGTTTCAGGAAACAAGTCTTTATACTCGTCGCTATCAATTAAATCCCTTACTTTTCTACCAAAATTAATTGCAAGGTCTGCGGTGTGAGTCGCCTCGATAATTTTTAGTTTTGGGTTTTTACCTAACAAGTAGGCAGGAAACAGATGTGATGCAAATTCTGATTTTGTATGTCTGGGCGGCATATTAATTATTAAACGTTTTAATTTACCGCTAGCGATATCATCAAAAGCTTTTGCCATTTTTTCATGATGGTCGCCGTTTATAAATTCTGCCCATATACCTTTTACAAAATCCATAAAAGTACTAGTAGCTTTTATTTGATGTTCACGTTTTTCTAGTTCTTCTAGTAAAAGCGTAAACTCTTTAGCTTCTTGGGTAGTTAGATGAGATACATCTATCTTTTTTAAATCTGTTAATTTAGTCAATAGTTTGTAGTAATTCCGCTAACGTTGTTTCGTCAAAATCTTTTAATAATTCATCGTAAAGTGAAAGTATCGTGTCGCTTTCTAAAGGTTGTCCGCCTGTTTTTGGTTTTCTAGTTGGAAAACGTATTGCGTCATACCCTAATTCTCTAAATGCATCGCCTACAGCTTTATTAATCATTGCAGGAGCCCCTCTTTCTGGGTTTCGTAAAATCATATCTAAAGCTCCTTTAGTTCTAGAGTTTAAAGCAATATCATAAGGATTACCTTTTGTAGTTACGGCTGCATTTCTAATATCAGTAAGTCGATCAATAACTTCTGGTGGTAAATCCATAGTATCTGCAATATTACTAAAGTTAGGTCTTCCTACATATATAGATTTTTGTGGTAAATCTTCTAAAAGTTTATCTACCCTTTCTTTAGGTCTAGACCTTGCGAATCTTTCAAATGCTCTATCATTTGCTCCAAACATTGTTAAACGTGGATCAAATTTACTAGTTACTGTATAAATACCGCCTGTAGATTTATTTAAATTATTTATATCATCTAGTACAAATTTAGGTGTTCTTAATGAAGTTATACCAGAAGGTCCCCCGTGATAAACTCTACCTAAACCTGTTTCAAAATCAAAACCTGTAATATCCATACCTTCCCGTGCTCTTCTTGCATAGGCGTCACGATTATAATCTTCTAAAAATTTTCTTGACTGTTTTTCTCGTTGTTTTTCTTGTATTTTTGCGTACCGTTTATCTACTTCTTTTTGTTGTTTAATTTCTGCTTCTGTTTCGTCTAATTGTCTTTTTATAGTAGTTTTAGCTGTTGGATCATTTTTAAGTATTGGATCATTATCTAATTCTTTTAATGTTTGTTTTAACTTTTTTTGTTTAGCGATTAATAAAGGAGATACGGCTAATTTTCCACCTAATGCGTCTAAGTAACCTAAATATTCTCCTAATGTATCACCTCTAGCTTGTGCTACTTTTTGACCTACAAAAGGTATAAATGATGCAATATTACCTAATCGTTCACGTTGGGTCTTTTTATCACCTACAAGTCCAGGCTCGGTAATAAATCTTTGAAACGGTCCAAGACTTTCTAAAGGAACACCAAATTCATTAAACAAATCCTCATAGGGGGAAGTTATAGCTTCTGCTATTGCCGCAGGGGTTTCTTTTGTTACAGTTGTTTCGTATCTCATTTAAGTAAAGTAGTTTAAACGTTGAATGAGTTTCTTTGTCGGCGGTCTACTGGCTATCTTTATCCTTATGCGACGCACCGAAATAAAAACTTATTACTGCACTAGCTAATCCTCCTAAATAACCGAGCACTAAATTAATTAGTGCTTCACTGTTTTGTTCTGGTGGTTGAATTGTGACTAAAAATATATAACCAAGAAAGCCACCTATCATAGCTATACCTATAATACGTGCAGTCCAATCTTTACCAAACTTGGACCGTGCATCTTGTTTATCTTGTGTTTCTAATTTAAAAACGTCTACTTGAAGTTCTTGCATTTTAACTTCAAACTCTTTTTCTGCTTTTTTGATTTCTAATAGTTGTTCGGGGGTAGCGGATTGTATTGCACGTTCTATAGCTTGTTGATTATTATCAACACCTAAAACTTTAGATATAACGCCTGACGCCATACCACCAAGTGGACCGCCTAATGCCGTACCAAGTGTGGGTGCGACGGCTCCAACTATATTTAGTAATTTTTTCATGTATGACTCCTGTTAAATAACTAAAGACATAGCAAAAGTATAATTCATAAAAATTTTTTTGCAAAATTTTTTCACTAGGGACTTATTTGTAAAGTAGATAGCATTTTGAGGCTGAAACTAAGGGACGGCGGAGGGCACGGACGGCGGCGTAGGCTAGGGGGGTATAGGGTAGTAAATAATAGGCATAAAAAAAGGGCTAGTATAGACTAGCCCTTGACTATGAATAAGTAAGTTAATTTAATTAGCTAACAGTTATAAAACCTTCTTTAACTAATCTTTCTCTATAATGATTAAACACTCTAACAGCTGTTTGTACAGTTTTAAAATTAGAATGTTTATATACTAAACTTTCACCTGCAACATCACCGCCACATAGCTCATCAACAGTAGCAGTATGTCCATCTATACTAGCTAATGTTTGTATGAAACATTGTGCTTGTTGTGGTAGCAAGTAAGCTTTATCTGTGGTTAATAAAGTCACAGTAGCATTTGGTATATAACCAGACTTAGCTACAAAGTTAGTATCAATAAGAGCTTTTTTACTATCAATGTTAGCAATAGCTTCTCTTACTTCTTTAGCATTTTGTTTCTTGGTTGCTTTAACCTCAGCACCTTTAGGCGTGCTAACCTTTTTTTCTGTATTCATAATGTTAACTATACTGATATTTAGCTGAATGTCAATAGCTAATATTAATTAATTTAAGTTATATATTAAGTTATATATTAAATTAATTAACTTAACTAAGTTAGTTAATATCTCAACAATTTCAATTTCCTGGCTTCCTGGAGCGAACGAACGAACGAAAACACAACGATAGAGCGATAGAGCGATAGAGCGATAGAGTAGAAGGTAGAGGTAGAGGAGGCGGAGCGAGCGAGCGAGCGACGGATAGACTAGAGCGATAGACTAGAGTAGAGCACAAAAAAGGGCGACCGAAGCCGCCCTTTTGGAAACAGTCAGCAGTTAGCTAATTGTTATCAAACCCTCTTTAACGAGTCTGGCTTTGTAGTGAGACCAGATGTCCATCGGTGTTTGGACTGTAACCAATCCCGCTTTTTCGAGGGCAGACTCAGTCGAACCATCTTTACCAACTAACTCGCCAACGGTCAGCGAATAGTCTTTAGCGGCAAGCAGAGCCTCGATAATTTTCCCTGCTTGTGCTGGGAATTTACCCGAAGGCGTCGCTACTAATGTAACAACTGCGTTAAAATTAGCAGAACCCTTTTGAGTCGCTGCGGTGAAGTTTTTATCTATCTTTGACATAACTTTCTCCTTTCTAGATAATCGGAGGTTAAACCTATAACCGCCTAAATAACAAAGTAATTATGCCTGAGATTGGTACCAAAGTAAAGCACTAAAAGATAGGTGCGAAAGTCGCTCAATCGCTCCGTCGCTCAGTGTTTCTTGGTGAACTCGCCTTCGACAACATTGTCGGTCTTTTTTGCAATCAATTCTTTGAGCCGAGTGAGTATGTCGTCTTTAGACATCAGGTCGATTTTTGCAGTCAATATCTCTCTCCTGTCGATGTAGAGTCCACCAGCCTTGCCTCGATGTACTTCGGCGGTTATGGCAGCGGATATCTGTCCTTGGTCCTTGGCTTCTTCTCGCAGGTCGTGTAGAGTGGACAGGTGATTCTCTAGGGAAACTGCTTCCTTCTCTGAGGCTGCGATTTCCAAGTCTATGAGGTAGTTTCGCACGACTGGGTTATGATTGAGTAATACGCTGCCTTGCGTCTTAGCACCCTTTCTATCCTTTGTATAGCCTGCTTTAATAGCTGATTCAGTAGCTGTTTGTCCTTTAATATACTCTTTACAGAATCTTTTTTGTTTTGAGTTGAGTGGTTGCCATATCTTACCGTTCTGATCTACGAAAGCTTTACCGTCTTCGGTTGGCACTAAATTGGTATAAGTAAGTTTTTTCATTGTAATACCTCGCTGTAACAAATGATATTACAATATTATTGAAAAAGATAATTTCTAAATTACTTTTCTCGTGCCCTCTAGGTATCTTACCACTAGTTTGTAATAACTAATAGCAAATCTATTACTTTCGTAAACTAAAGAAACACAGTAGCAAAGAGACTTTCAGAACGATTCTATTACTATATTAGAGATATTAGTAGTTTTGTAAATTTCTTTCATTAAAATTTTTTATTTTTAAAAACACTAATACGATACATTCAATAATAAAAAACCCCCGAGCCGTAGACAACGACACGAGGGTATTTAGTAGATAATCTTATTTTCTATCCACAAGTGTAACTATTTTCCCATTCTTCACGAGTCACTATATGTTTTTGCTTATCGTGTCTTGTTATCTGAGCCAATCTCCCTGCATTTGGGTCGCCCGACTCTACAGTAATTATAAAGTATATATAATCGTTATCTTCCATTACTCCAGTAGTCGCTCTACTAGTGTAAGCGTTCTTAGGCTCGATATTTCCTTGCTCGTTCTCGTGTAAGAATAAACCGTTTTCTCCACTCAATACATTTGGCTCGGTAATTTCATCAAGCTCGTCTAACAAACACGCTCCGTCTTCCGACAAAGGTATCACCGAATGCCACTCGTCCACTCGGTTTTTATCCAACTCTCGCTGTATATTTTCGTATATTTTATCGTTCATAATAATTTCTCCTTTCTAAATAAAATCGTAAAAGTAATTTTTTACCCTTATATTATACCTTAGATTTTACAAGCGAAAGTAAAGCAAGCTTAGAGTATATCGAACGTAAAAAACCCCCGCACTAGGCGAGGGTCGTTGGAGGCGGTCAGCTTTTTCTTGCACTCTTCGTTACTTAGACTAGTCGCATCTCCTTGTTATCCTAGTTACTGACCATGACTATGTTCTTCCTGGACTACATTTTTCTTCGTGTCTATAAACTATATAATGACCAGGATAATCACCTGCCCATATCTCGTTAATAATATACTTCCATCCATTTAATGAACAAGTATATAAACTCACACCTTCTACAGAGTTGAGTAGTTCATTACATATATCGTAATTAATATAGCCGTCATCACCTCGCAGTTCTTTCGGTGGATTACCTTCTTTCGGACTACCTACATAGAGTTGACTAGCCCAATTATTTCCCTCACCGTAGTCTACCTGTGAGTTAATACTTATCCACATAACATCTTCTCCAATCTAATTACTATCCCTGTATCACCCCCACCTCCAGGGAATCTATGAGTGATATAAGTATAGTTATCGTCTTCGGTGATATGAGTGACTATAAATTCTTTGTCACTTTCGTATCTACCTATCTCATCACCTAACGGTGCTTCGGGAAAATCAGAAGCATCGTCTCCCTCGAATATTTCCCCACCGTTTTTCAGGTCTTTCCATTTTTCTTCACAATTACTCATGACTTCTCCTCAAACTTATCCGCCATATCTTCCACCCAAAGTCTATCGACGGCTACACAATGTGCATACATTTCTTCACACATAAACTTCGGTAGTTCTCCTCTAGCAATCATATATTGATAAACTGCAAACTTTCCGTCGTTGCCGTTTATCTTCATCCAAGTATTGCCGTCTTGGTAATAAAACTCCATACATATAGGAGTGCCACCGTTCAATACTTCCGACAATCGCTTAGGGTAATATTTCATAAAAACAAAATCTGTCAACGGCTCGCTCGGAGCGTTGACATGATCAAACCTATCGTATATATTATTCTCCATAACTTTCTCCTTTCTTTCGAATAATTATTTTTTTACTATATAAGTATAACTACCATTTAAACCATTATAAAGCAAGGGGGCAAGCCATTTTAAGATATCTTAGACTCTCGCCTACCGCAATATTCGCAATAAACCCAGCTTTCAAGAACTCCGTCTTTATTAATTTTAATATCGTTAACTAAATAACAGTCGCCGATACTAATGCGTCTACCTTTACATTCATTCATCATTTACCTCCTCTAAATCTTCAACAGGATAACCCATAAATTTTAATTGTCTTATAACTCTTAACTTACTTCTTTGAGACAGTTCTTCCCATAAATCTTCTATAACCCACATAACAACTTCTTCTAATCGTTCTTTAGTATTCATGTTTTCAAACATTTCTTTTTCTTGTATACAATCATTACAAGTTCTAACTATTTGTGGCATATCACCAAACAGCGTATAGCCACAAGTATCACACTCTAGCGTAGGTTGATAATCTTTATTACTTTTCATTATTCACCTTTTTGTTTATCAAACCTCTTTCTATTAAATCCGTTGCGATTCTTCCGAAGCTTCCTTGTAGTCGCCAAGCCAAGCCCGTATCAACTAAATATTGCCACGCTTGTAAAACTTGATCTTCATCAGTCGGCTCAATGAAGCCTTCCGCAATACCTACTGCTGTATAACTATTCATTAGCTAATCCTCTTAATTAGTGCTTCTTTAAACATAGGCTTAGTTTCTTCTTCACAATCGTCACAGTAGCAATATTTTTCATCGCAACTATTTTTGACATTATCAAATTCATCAGCCCATACTCGCCAAGTAATATTATCACGCTTACAAACTGAGCAACACAAAGTTTTATCACTCATAACTACCTCCCAATAGTCTTAGTATCGTTAATTGTAATATACTGATATGCACCTTTGTTATAAGCTGGTGCAATCTGTTTTTTGCGTCTCTCCGCAAGGTCGGCAGCGACTCGCTCGCCGCAATCAATACATGTAGTATAACCTAATCGAGCACGTGGCTCAGGAACTACACAGTCTGGGTCTTTGCAATAAGAACATCGCATAACTTTCTCCTTTCTTTTTGTCGTTAATTACTACCTATATATAGTATATAAACCATTATAACGAAAGTAAACTACTACCACCATACTTGCATAACGCCACCGCCTTCGACAGTAGCACGAAGTAATATTTCTAGATCACGCACTTCTTTATAGGTATATTCAATAATTGAACCTCGTTGTTCAACTTGTATAATAATAGTATCGTCTTGTAGAATCTCCTCGTTTTGTTCAGCAACTTCTTGCGAAGCTTCTAGTAGATCACGTAGCCCTTTAGCTTGATCAGCAAGTTCATCGTTCCTAACTATTGGCATAATAGTAGGGTCTTTACTTTCTTTATGCCAAACATATTCGCCACCGCATAAATGATCAATTAGTGGCTCGTAGTATTTTCCTCTAAACGAACCGTCGCTACCGTCGCCACTGAATAAACCAGCACATAGTTGTATATCTGCTAGACGCTGATCATCTTCGCTTGTAAAAGCTTTCTTTTGGTCACTAGCGTGTACCATATAACAATCTAATCCCATTTAATCCTCCTGTTTAAAAACTGGCAGACAATTCATATACGCTTTAACATGAGCGGATATTTGTCTCTCTAATTTACAAATTTCAGAACCAAGATCATTTTCGTAGTAATAATCCCAATTATGTTTATAATGATATCTATGCTTATCAATTTGCAGTCTGCAAATTAAAATAAACATATGCACCTCAATACCTGTAACCATTTATCTTCCTCCTATTAATTGTTCCATCCGTGCGGGTAGCACGGCTTCAAAGTTACATTGATCGCAACACCTGCCCTCTTTTACAGGGTCGGCGTTATGACCGTATTTCCAAACTATATCGCCTTTAGCGTTTTTTAGTGGCTCAATATATTTGCTACAAATACAACACCTGACGTCTTCTAATTGTGTAATATCTTTACTCATACTTTGTCTAAATGCCGATAACTTTTAGTATCACCTACTAGCATTCTTTTATCTGCTCTTACATCTCTTACATAGACAACCTGTACATCACGTCCCTCTTCTTGTGCATGTAAACTGTCTTCTATTGCGTGTTGAGCTTCTTTATAACAATTTGCTCTTTTGTAAATACGATGAGTTTCTGTCACTTTTACTTTAATTTCGTATAATCTTTCCATAAGTCTCCTTTCTAAAATACCACTATAACTAGTTTACTTACCATTACCCCCAAAGTAAAACAAGGTGTGGACTGTAGTTGTTATGATAACTTCACAGTTAGGAGGAACTACAGCCCACAGGAAAAGTAGGTATAAAATGAATGAGGGAGTTTTTTTCTCCCCGAGGAAACCTACTTTCCCAAAAAAGTTCGGTGGTTGTGCAGTTGGCTCCTCAGGGACTGCTTGTCGTATACTACCAATCCAACCACCTATCTTATATGCCATCTAGTTCTCGCCACGCATCGTATTTTAAACTAGTATCTTAGCCTACCCTTATTTGAGGAGCTTATCCCTCTGCTTTGTAGGTAGCATATAATGTTCAATCTTTCTTAAATAATCCATCCTCCAATTTACCTTGACGGTTTTTTATTTCATCCCAAGCATAGTTGAGACAATCTTCAAACTTCATGCCGTTTTGTGCTGCTAGTATAATCAATACTACGGCACAATCACCTATACTATCTTTTAATCCTTGTTCGTCACGATAGGCAACAGCGTGAGCTAGTTCGCCTACTTCTTCCATTAGCTTCAAGGTTTGAGCGTTAGAAGGTTTGGGCGTTAGTATCGAAGCTAAGTTAGACTCTCCTAATAAACCACGTTCTTCAGCCCATAGTTCTACTCGTCTATAGTTCCATTTACCACCGTGCCAGTGATAACCACTATTATCATCTAAATAACCTATTTCGTCTTTTTCATCATAATTTTTCATTTTTTCCTCAAAATCTCGGTGTAAATAATTTTGCTAAAATATTAAGTTTTTCTTTACTCAGATATCTCAGGTGTTTGGGAATTGACTTCTGTTCGTGGGAACAGTTCTTTTCCATATTTTTCGATTGTTTGTAACATTCCTGCATATAATATCTCCTTATGGTTTCTTGCAACCATAGCTATTACGTGTTCGCAACTCCATAAATCTAACTCTGGTAGTATTGTTTGAACATCTTCTAGTTCAATACTAATACTTAATTCTAAATGATCTAGTTTTTTATACGATGCTATTTCTGCTTTCATCAACACCCCCTTGTCATATGTTCATAACAGTTTCTGCCGTTAGCGTCTAATGGTAAGCCACAAAGACATCTGTTATCTTCGTCTACATCCCCATAGTAGTCGTCATACCAGATGTCAAAAAAGTGGCTTACATCCCCTATCGACAAATATTCGTAAGGTCCATGTATCCTGTGGTAATCCCACAATACTGTATAAACCCAATCATAGGCTATTAGCCTATCATCATCAGACATATCTAAATAGCGTGTTAAACTACTGATATGCCGTAGTGTTTGTTCTTTAATTTCCTCTAAGCCCATGAGTTTTCATTCTCCTGTATACGCTGATATTTAATATATATCGGGTTACTATCAATAGCTTCTACTAAAGTTTTACAATGTTGGCTACCTTCATAACTCGTGCTACCACATTGTTGTTTAGCCCATTTGCGTAGGTTTACAAGTTCATCGTAATCCATCTCACATATAATCGCTCTAAAATTATCCATAACATTTCTCCTAAAAAATTCTTCTTTCTAAAGTCGAGTGCGTGCCACGTAGGATTTTTTCGTGGTTTGTGTCGACACAACTGCTACTACCCATGCTCATTTAAGAGACTGACCACGCACTCTGTTGTAGTCGTGGCAATTATGAATACAGATAACCACAACTAAAACTTACTATATAGTTTACTTACCATAAACGCCAAAGTAAAGCACTAGTAATACCCTGCCATTTGCACTCCAGGCTCGTCATAAAACGCAGTAATAGTGACACCATCACGTTCTTCTTTATATATCTCACGTAAAGCAGCAATCGCCATTTCTGGTGGAGCCCATGCGGTATTAAAAGTGTATTCTATCGACTCATTGATATCGAGTATCTCAGCGTCATAAGTATTCCACTTAGTCCCCCAGTTTTCGATATTCCAGTCATACCACCTATCGTCTTGTTTACCAGTGCTGGCAAATATGTAAGAAACACCTAGTTCTTCAGGAAAACTATCATCTTCTACAGGTAGTTCACCAACTTCACCTAGTTTCTTATCTGTCAAAGGTGTTATTAACCAATTAGGTGCTGGAACAATATTATTTAAATCGAAACAAGTTTCTTCAGACTCTAAAAATTCTGCAATTTCTTTAGCCTGTTCTTTCGACTTACAATGTATTTCTACTTTATTAAAACAATGATTTGGCATAATTCCTCCTTAATCGTATGGTGTTAAATCTTTTGGGTCTTTTGTTATAAAGAAATTCATCATAGGCTCTTCTATATGACCTTCTGGTAAAAATTCTACAACACACGCAACATCTGCAGAGTTCAATGTAGTATCAATACTACAACCCTCATCGTCATGGGCTAGTATCAAACCTCTACCTGCTAGCGTATGTGTATAATCCCCATCTACATATTTAAAATAACGATTAGTTTTCAATAAACCTTCGTCATCTATATATATGTCGTTTTCGCCGTCTCGCAACTGCACTACGTCGAATGTGCTACAATTACATAAATTGTGTATTTCTTTATAATCACCGTTGTAATCGACTTCTGAAACAGATTGGTCGAACGGATCAATCAATATTGCTTTCATAACTTTCTCCTTTCTTAAATAGTTATACTTATACTTTACTTACCAATAAACCGAAAGTAAAGCAACGTTATTTCATTACCTTTTCAGTATACATAGCATCAATAGTATCAATCATACAATTTATAAACTCAGCTTCGTCCCAACCAGTCATATATTGATCTTCCATTTTAGATACTACATTACTGTTGAGCTTACGTGCGAGAACTATCGCATTAGTTTCGATAACTGTGCCGTCATCTTTAGTTATTGTGATTTGCATTATTTACTCCCATTTAAATAATAAGTGATAAGGCGTTGTTCATATGACGTCACCTAGCCTAACCTACAGAGTATATATCCTCTATTGTAGATTACAAACATCAATTCCTAGTCAAACTGGATTTATACTTTAATAGCTATCCACTTTTCCGCTAACCTTATCATGTGAAACTGCGATAATATCTAATAGGTATCACAGTCTCACAGTTTTCAAATTATACTTCAGATAGGAAGCCTTCGCTTACTAATCTATCTTTGTAAAATCTGAAAATTCTAAGAGGGTCTTGGCATGTAGACAAGAATCCTCTTTTAACAGCTAGTGCAACTAAGTCTTGAGCAGTAAACTTGTTAGGGTCTAGCTCAGTCTTTTTAGCTTCACTAATTGTTTGTAATAAAGCATACATTTGTGGTGTAAAACCACTTTGTTCTGGCATAGTGCCAATAAACTTGTAGCTTTTTCTTGCTGCACCTCTGG